CCGTCAGTTGCTGAGAGATCGTGACGGTCTTGAGCTGCGCCAAACCCGTCGTCAAATCAACCGTCCCAGCGTCAAGCACAAGGCTCGATGGCACTCCACCAGAAGAATTGTAGATGCCGAGTCGCACAACCGAACCTGCACCAGCAAGTGTGGCGGCGTGATAAATCCCGATTCGATCGAAGGTGGTCGTGCTTTCGATCCAAATCGGGGCATACATGAGTCGGTTGTTGCTTGGCCAAGCAGAGTCATTCGCACGATCACTAGTCCGGGTGTATTGACCCGAAGCAAGTGGCATTGAAGAGTGAAGAAGCGGCAAACGAAGATAGGGAACAGTTCCGGATGTAATGTCTGCTCCGGAGTGAACGTGAGCCAGAGGCGTCCTTGAGTCTGTAAGTCTGGAATCGTCTCCAGCAGCCACAGTTCCTGATGTTGTTCCTACGGTGATCCCCACCGTCTGCGTTCCTGAATTGTAAGTGACAGGAGCGGTGGCCGAGACAACTCCTGTGGCACCTGCGGCACCTGCGGCACCGGCTGGTCCTGTGGCACCTGCGGGGCCAGTAGGTCCGGCAGGGCCAGCGGGTCCGGTAGCTCCGGCAGCAGCCGTCGACCTAATGGTCACAGACTGACCATTGGCGGAAGGCGTCACTACGATGTTGTCGCCAGCGATGATGTCGGCAGCTCCGATAGATCCTCCTACTGCTGCGATCGGAGCCAATACGCTCAAACCAATGATCTGGCCAAGACCAACGAGCTCAACAACAGATGCTTCAGACAGTCTGTAAGGACCGATGGTCAAAGACTGCTGTGACCCATTGAGCAGCAGGCCAGAAGTTCCAGCGTCAATAACGACAGGAAAATCTCCCCCGTTGACAAACTGCCACGGCCTTCCGAACCAAGAAGTTGGAATTGTGTTTGGGAAGCTGACAGTAATGTTTTGACCTGCGAAGATGAGCGTCCTAGGAACTCCAGACAACTCAACTGACCCAGTGACGAACGAGTACTGAGTTCCAGCAAGAAGATATTGAGTGTGAGGGTCTCCGACTGAAAGATTAGTGAGCTGGGAGTGGTTGGTAGTTCCTGCCGGTCCGGTGGGTCCGGTGGCTCCAGCGGGTCCTGTGGGTCCTGTGGGTCCTGTGGGTCCGATTGGACCTGCGGGTCCTGTAGATCCTGTAGATCCTGTAGATCCTGCTGGGCCTGTTGGCCCGGTCGGTCCGGCGGGTCCGGCCGAGCCTGCTGGTCCGGCGGGTCCTGCTGGGCCTTGAATTCCAACGGCACCGTTGAGCGTCAGCTCAAAAGTCACGCCCTCGCTTACAATCTCAATCTCGTTGAGCTGATTGTTCAGCTGAAACTCAGGCATTTGGAGTGGTCACATCCATGCTCGCGGTGATCTTTCCACCGAACCATTCCTTGACGATGGGGTCGTCTCCTACAACAGGAAGGATACCCTGAACAGACCAGTAACATTCAGTTCCGACCGGCAGCTTAGAAGACTCTGTCGTCTTGAGCGTCACGGTAAGGCTGAGAGAGTTGCTCGTTGTTCCCGCATTTGAGACGGAGAACACAGCTACGTCTGCTCCGGTGTCTGCTCGCTTGACATCGCCAGACCAAGAATAGGTATTCCAAGCCATGCCCGTCACAGAACTGACCACGGTGAACGTCAACGTGTCTCCTGCGGGACCCTTGAAGTTGACGCCTTTGGCCGACTTTGTGGCTGTCCAGCTCATCAGTAAGAACCTGCGTAACGCCCTCGTGCATCGCGACGAGTGCGAACATTTCGACGACCGCCGCCGCCAACGCCACCGCGACTCTGTGAACGAGTTGATCTGGCAATCGTTTTTGCCTGAGATCGAGTCATCCTGCCACCGGCCTTCTTGGCCAACTTGCGCTGAGCCTTGGCCTGCACTCGAACACTAGCTGGCTTGATCTGACGACCAATGCCGGTACCTCGGACCTTGTATCCAGCAGCCTTCAGGCGAACAGTTGAGTAATTATTGACCGACTTAGAAAACGCAACAGTAGAGATGCCAGCAGCAGGCCCAAACGGAATCGGAACCAATAGGGCGGCGGCGACGCCAGCAGTACGCATCCTCTGAGTACTGATGGCCTGAGCCGCCGTCTTGTTCAGTCGAGCTGGCATCTTGTTGGGTGCCTGAAACTGAGTCATCTTAGAGTTAGGGCCGCCCTTGAAGCTTCCCTTGAACTTTCCCTGTCGAGTCTGAAGTGTTACCTGACTGCTACTCGAAGGCTTTGAGCCAACTCGAGAACCTGCTCGAACGTTGGAAGCAGACTGACTTCTGGCTGGCGTGGCCTTGGCAGAGAGGCGATTACCTCGAACAGAAGTGTTGCTGCCCTTGGGCTGTGCGTAGTTGGTGGTGCCTCGTGCTCCGAGAGCCATGATCAATCCTCCGGATCGTCCTCAAAAGTCTCATCGACGACTTCTGCATCGAGGAAGTCTTCCCTCGGTGTATCTGCAAGAAGTCCGTCTTCCAACAAGATACTCGGTGCTTGAGACTTTGGCTTGGTACTCATGGGAATAGCTGCTAGATGGCGTCGCATGAGCTCTGGAGCTTTCACCATCTGCTCTGGGCTCAGACCAAGGTCTGGATCCTGCATGAAACTACGGATGACATCTGCGAGCAAACGACCCTGCTCTTCGGCCAGACGGATCTGGCGCTCTTGAATCCCCATGCTGGCAGCCGTCTTGGCTACGGAAAGAAGGTGTTGACGCTCCCGATAGTAAAGATCAACCCAGACGGCTGGAGTTCTTCCCAGCTTGGTGCTCTGCTGAAGAGCTGTGTCCTTGCCGTAGTCATCTTCCACCTCCTGCATCTTCTCGTAGAGCCACTGAACGTGACCGGCTGTTCTTGCAAGCTCTTGCAAGACGGCCTCTCCTGGATCAATTTGCTCGACGGGCGTGCCGTAAATCATGGTTCTCAGTCTCGCTTCCTCGAGAAAACGTTCTCGTTGGGCCTTGATGTTCGAGTTTCTTGTGCTGCCGCCGTGGAAAGCGCAGTGACCCTGACCGGCGTGGTTTGTCCTGAAGCCAGCAGGAAGCTGACAAAGAGAACCTCTACGGTCAGGTCGCAGTGGAAACTCATTTGTCGGATAGGTGTTCATGGGTGAGCCGCAGGGAATGACGGCGGAGTTTTTCCGATCGCCGTCCAGTTCTTTGTTCCATTGATCTCTAACTGCTTGGAGCTCAGGCGGCAGCTCACCCGCTGCTTTACCGGGCCAATCTTTGTTGCGATAAGCCACAGGAACGTATGGTCGTGGACCAAGTCGATCATCCCAACGCTTCTGGCAGCTCGGCTTGCAGAAGTATCGCGGCTTTTGCGGCCTGCTGAAAATAGTTCCGCATTCGGCACAGAGCGGTGGGCTCTGGGTCCAACACCAAGCCTTGAAGCTCTTAGGTGTGAACTGTCCGAGGACGAAGTTTCTGTTGTTGGGGATGATGTTGATGTTCGTGTAGATGAACGGAGATTTCTCGACTGGGATTCTCATCGTCTGTTGGGATTGTTTCCGGTCATCCTGATGTAGAGATCAACGTAGTCTGGTGCGCTCTTCTCGCTCTTGAAAGCCTCGCGCAATTCCTTCGCACGGGCTTTGTAGCTCGCCTCGCTTGGGGCATCTGGATCGGGTGGGAGAAGGCTGCCTTCAGTCTGGCCGTACTGCCGGATGATGAGGTTGACGGCTGCGACGGGTTGGCGCTGGTCTTGCGGCACGCCACTGAGGCGCTCGTAGACGGCTGGTGGCCAGCGATCTTCGGTCGTGAAAAACTCACGCTCGTCTTTCCAGCCGAGCTTGAGGATCTGCACCAGAAGCTTCTCGGGATAGAGTCCCCATCGGAGCTTCTCAGAGTGTGCCATCGCCATGACGTATTGGTGGGGCTTGGCTGTCTGCGGGTCTTTTCGGCCCTTGCGCCTGAACCTCTTGGACCTCTGTGCGCTGTCAAGGTCACGATCTCGCATGGCCTGTTCGGCAAGTCGCCAGTCTGAGATGCCCAGAAGTTCTTCCCGACACGCCTTGCTGCAGAACTTGGGCGGCATCCGCAAAGCTTCGGGGTCGGTGATCATCTCTCTTTCGCAGGTGAGGCAGGGCGGTGGAGGGTTGGCTGCTGAGAAATCAGCAACGCATTGGGGGCTGCAGAAAGACTGCTTCGGTGGAAGATAGCCCCGGCACTGAGGGCAGGTTCTGACCCTCCGGTATCGGGAGAGGCTGGCGTGCTGCTCTTTGCACTTCTGAGAGCAGTAGGTGGAGGCGCTACCTCGCTTCCCGGTCATGTCTGTCGTGAAGTGCTGCTCGCATGTTGGGCAGCATCGGCGAATGGCGCTCTTCGGATCAGAGCTTCCCTCTTGGCGGCATGGCTCTGAGCAGTAGATGGGTGGACGACCGTTCTTGGTGACGTCGATGAGGAAGGGAGAGCTGCACACCGGACAGATTCTGCGCGAGGTGGCGAGTGTTAGATCTGGGTTTGTATTGGTCATGGGAGCATCATAGGTGGCGGGGTGCATAAAAACAAAAATAAAAATGTCACCAGCACGAGCGCACGCGCGAGGTGAGGGGTGGGTGGGTTTTGAATCTAGATTTCAGTTTTCACTTTCTAGAAAGTGACACGATGTGTGGTGGTGGTGAGTCGTAAATTTTGACAGTGGGTCTTTTTTCCTCACATGCGCTCGCGTATAGACATTTTTAGTTTTGTTTTTATGCGAGCCAAAAAACCGCTAAAATACTGGGGTTATTGAGGTTTAGATTTCTTGAGCGACAGAAAGGCGTTGTATCTGACATGTCAAAACTTGTGGTGGTGGTCGGTTTAGATCCGGGTGTTACGAGCGGATTCGCAGTTCTGAAGGGTCGCATGAGCGACAAGTATTCTTCGGGTAAGTGGGATGTTGCTGTGGGTCAGTCTCATGTTGATGAGCTTCAGGAGGTCGGAGATGCCGTCATTGAGCATCCATTCAGGAGCTCTGAGAACTGGTGGCAGAAGATGTCTTCTGCCGGTCTTGGGATGGCCATGAAAGTGTGCGCCTCTATCGAATCGGAGATGGAATGGTCGAAGATAAGCGAACAAGAAGATTTGAGTGCGGGTGGAGAAGAGCATCTGAGAGATTCTGGTGGCGATGGTGGTCTGCTCGCCGCAGTCGTCATGGAAGACTTCATTCTCAGGCCAGAAAATGGATCTAAAGGCATCGCTGGTCGCAACGCGATCACTCCGGTTGCCATCGGTAGCTCATTTTGTTCTCTGTTCATGCAGATGAGCTCTGATACTCATCTTCTGATCAGCGCTCCCTCTGCGAAGTCAGTGGTTACAAATGAACAGCTCAAGCGTTGGTTCGGTGATGTGTGCAAGGGCAAGCCGCACGGTCAAGATGCTCTCCGCCATGCAGTTCTCGGTGTCAGGCAGCTCAAAAAGATGAGGTCGGTTTGATGGATACGTTTCATGTTGAGATCTATTCGGTTCCGGTGGTGCGTGAAGGATCTGTTCGCATTGATCTGAACGCTTGGATCGATGCGGAGTCTGAAGGTGATGCGGTCGTGCTTCTGCTTGAGCTATTGGGTTCATCTTCTTTTCGGGTGGTAGAGCAAGATCTTCCGGACAAAGTTCGTGGGGTTGTTGTGGATATGGATGCTTTTCTGTCTTGGGATGAGTGAAAAAGTCAACATTCGTGTCCTGGCCGTAACAGAATTGCAACAAAAGACATCGTTTAGGGGATGTTTCCGTAACATAGTTGCGTGGTACGCTGTAGCTGCCAGCAACCGGGGGCCACGGGGCCTCCGGGGGCGGGCCGTGGTACTTGGCAACTGAACGACCGCTAGCTGGCTGACTTGGAGCCTGCTGCGCCATCGGGCTCTGGACAACCGGGGCTCGATAGGGCAGCAGACCACAATCGGCGTACCGTGCGCCGAGGCTGCCCGTCTCAACCTAGGAGGTAACTGTGGGCAAGTACAGCACAGCACAACTGGACAAGGTCCTGCTTCTGATGCTCCAGGGCATCGGGGCAGCGGAGGCCCGGAAGCAGGTCGGGGTGAGCCACACTCCTGCCGAACTCCACGTCTTCCGCTTCGAGTGGCTCCTCGCCGGTCTCCCCCAGCCGGGGGTCGGGCCGTGGAGCTTCAGCCACGATCTGGTCAACTACCTTCGCTTCGAAGCTGCGGATCCCCGTGGCAAGAAGGGATGGGGGATCGGCCGGATCATGGTGGCACTCGATGCGACCGAGGGTCAGGTCAGGAAGGCAATCCGAGAGTCCGGCGTCTCCGACAGGGGTCACCGGACTGGCAAGGGAGGCCGGTTCTTCCAGGACGACAGCAGGTTCTACGAGGACACGCTGAAGACCGAAGGAACCCTGATTGACCTCAAGTCCGAGAAGAGCCCCGAAGAGCAGGCTGAACTCCAGAAGCTGATGCGGATGGAGGTCACGACGCTCCGGGAGCTGGCCAAGGATGCCGGGATCGAGCCGAAGGGCAAGACGAAGGCTCAGCTGGTCAGGGCTCTGCTCAGCTAGCGGTCAGGGGGAGGAGGGGATGCGACCCCCTCCTCCCCTAGCCAAGTCACAGAATCCAACCTACGAAGGGAGCTAGCATGGAAGAGTTCATCGACGATCTGGAGGACATGATCCTCTCGATTCGATTCAGTGGGAACGATCTCGAGACTGCTGGTGAGATGCTCGAGTCTCCTCGAGAACTCGTGCGAAAGAGGGAGGCAGTGGCGATGCGGAAGCTGCGCCGAGCTGGCTACAGCGACGCTGAGATCCGAGAGTTCTTCACCGGAAGAGGAGGGAGGGGCTGAGCCCCTCCCCAGACGATAGGAGGCAAGAGTGGAAGAGCAGCATGAGTGTGAGTGGGTCGACGTGGATGAGGATGAGATGCGAGTGCTCGCAGAGTGCAGGGATCAGGGGATGCCGCTTCTCTTCGAGCCAGTCAGTGGAGTGATCATCTACTCCTGCTGGAGGCACTACCTCGAGTTCCAGGTCAGGTGTGGCATCGAGATCAGCAGCAACTGAACTATCTCAGGAGAGAGTCCCTGATCCCCAGAGGGTCAGGGGCTCTCTTCTTTTTCGCCCTCGAACTGATTCATGCACATGAGCGAACTCATTCATGCACATGACCAGACTACGAAGCGCCGAGTCGCACATTGATCTACTGCGAACTGATTCATGCTTCTTTCGGGTTCGTGTTGCGAAGCACATCGTTTCGTAGATTCTCAAGAACTCCTTCGAGCACATTCTGCCGAAGAAGGCGAAGGCGCACATCCCTGGATTGCGAACTGATTCATGCTTCGTCATGAACTGAATCATGCACATTGCCTTCGTGTATGCCGAACTGGTTCATTGTTCATGAGGGGAGTGATCTGCTTCATGATGAATAGGATCTGGGGATACTGAGCTTGTTCGGCACGAATCGATTCGTAAAAGAGGGACCCCTACCCGACGAATTGCGTCGACGATCGAGGTGCCGCCCCTTCGAAATATTTGTGAAGAAATACCCTGAAGGGTACGGTGTACCACGCCGAACTAAAAATGTGCTACAATGTGCTCGTGCCCCACCGGGGGTGCGGAACTAAAACTGAAGGAGCTACAGAACAGTGGACGAAACACCTATCGAGCAAAGAATCGACAAAGAGCGCAACCTCATGCTCGAAGCCAACGCCAAAGATCCCTACAACCACGAAGAGTACGAGTTCCACCGAACAGGGTTCTTGGCGCTTCTCGATCAGTTCATCGAAGAATACATCGAGTACGGAATGCCCCACTACTACTTCGGGTACGGCAGTGAACACGTCGGAAGCACGCTCTCCGCAGAAGACGTCAAGCGTCAGCTTCAAGACTACATTCTTGACGGCGACTGCTGTTTCGCAGAAGCAATCGAGCTCGTGGTGCACCCGTTCGAGCGTGCGATCAAGTACCTTCGCGAAAGCACCCATCGTCCGCTGGGCGTCCATCCAGCCTCGAACCGCTGGGACTACTGATCCAACCACAACAGAAAGAGAGTAGAGCTATGAGTTCATACCCGTATTGCATTCATCGCACTTTCGTCGGAGGGTGCGGAATTGATTGGATGTGTTCAGCCTGCGAGTTCGGAGACCCTGAACCCACGCTCGCAGAGCTGGAAGCTTCTCGGCGATCCATCTACAGCCGAGCTGCCAACATCGTCAACGAGTCATGCTCGAAGCAGAACTTCTGGCTGTGGCTGATCCTGAGCGGCCAGAAGTGGCGTGAAGCGGCATCGCATCTCGAAAGTCTCGAGTATCAGATCGAAGAAGTCCGGCTCTGGTCTACAGATCCCCATGATCGTGAGTGGATCTACCGCCGCCACGATGCGCTCGTCGAGGCGTGGCATCGCCAGAGTCGTGAAGATCAGCTCGATTCGCTGCCGAGCTACGTTCTCGACGGCCCGTACTGATCTAAGTTCTGGGGCTGCTCGGAGTCACGCTTCGGGCAGCCCCAAACTTCGTCTCGAGCCACCAGCTCGCACATGAACAACAATGAGCGACATCATAACCCGCCACAGAACTCTCGTTGTGGTACAATGTATTCGGTAAGTCAAACCGACAGAAGCCATTAGTAGAAGGAGCTACATTTGATCCGACACGACGAAAAGAGTGCCTCGTTCAACAGCAACGAGCTGTGGGTTCTTGATCAGTTCGAGAACCATTTGGATGAAGGCTGCGACATCATTGAGGCTGCGGAGCGAGCCATGCTCGACTTCTGGTACAGCTTCCCCGGAGCCGAGAACGACCTGCTCTGGTCGCCGATCACTTGGCAGTTCTTCCGCTGGATGATCGGTCCTCGACCGAACCGGATGTTCCATCGAGGCTGGTTCTCTCTGTGGAACGACTACGACTCTGGCGAGCTTGAGCTCATGTGGTTCTTGGGCGAGCACACCCGGCGTCAGGCTCAGTACGTCAACGAAGGTTTGGAGGCTGAAGACGCCTTCGAGCTGGCCTACCTGATGAGCCGCAAGTACTCATTCTGAACAAGACCCGGAGGTTCCGGGATTTGCAACAGAACTCAAGGTGTGGTACCTTGATTTCAGCCCCGGTCACGGGGAACGATAGTAACTGAAGGGAGTTACGAACATGGCAAAGAAGTATTCGAAGCAGGAGCTCGACAAGATGCTGCTGCTCGTTCTCGAGGAGGGGGTGAAGGTCGGGGACGCTCGCAAGGCGTTGGGCATCAGCCACACCCCGGCAGAACTCCACGGATTCGAGTTCGAGTGGTACTGCGCCGAACTGGCGGGCGAGCTCGGACCCCGAGGTGAGAAGGAGTGGCGGCTCACGCCAGAGCTGGCAGCGTACCTGCGCTTCTTGGCTCCCGATCACCGAGGCAAGATGGGATGGGCCATCGGTCGCATCATGATCGCCACCAACTCCGCTGAGGGCAAGGTTCGATCGGCGATTCGCGACGGCTCCAAGATCGATGATCGTGGTCATCGAACTGGCAAGGGTGGTCGCTTCCTCGGAGACGACCCGAAGCTCTACGAGGGTCAGCTGAAGGCTGACGGAACTCACATCCCTGTTGGCGAGCGTGCGAACGCTCGTGAGCACGCAGAGCAGCAGCTCAACATGAAGCGGTACATGGGCTTCGAGATGCAAGAGCTCCGACAGATGGCTCAGGACGCTGGCCTGACCATCCGCAAGAACTGGACCAAGGTGCAGCTCGTCCGCGAGCTGGCGAAGGTCTGACAGATCACCTGCCCACAGGTGAGGGGAGGGGGAAGTTGTGGTTCTTCCCCCTCCCCACTTCTTGAGCGTGAATCACGCTCCCCACACCGATTTCCGACCCCCAATGAAAGGTGATCCCTATGGGATTTGATCCAGAACGAGTCGCGAGGTACGTCGTGATGCTCGAGATCGACGTGGCTGCTCTCGAGCTCACGGATTCGATCGATTACGTCTGCGACGTGATCAACGAGTGCATCATGAACGGAATTGTGAACGGAGAAGGCGTCGACGCTTGCGTTCGACCGCTGAGCGAGGTGATCCCCTGCTGAGGCTCTTTGTTTGCGGCAGAACTCAAGCCGTGGTACAATGTATTCAGTAAGTCAACCCAATAGAAGGAGCTACGAGTGAAAGATAGACCCAAGAAGATCATGTGGGTTTCTGAGATGCCGATGTGCGATCTGTGCAAGAGACTCGGCGTCTCAAAGGAAGGCAAGTTCGACGTGAAGACCGTGTGGGGTCCTTGGGCGAACTTGTGCCGCAAGCACCTTCAGGAGTTCGGAACCGACCTCTCAATCGGTTTCGAACGAGTCCGGGAGGTGCAGTCGTGAAGGTCTGGGTTTGCGCCGAGATCATTTACGAAGATCGTGAGAATGGACTTGTTCATTCTGACATCTGCATGACTCACGGCGGCGAATATTTCCCGACTGACGAATATCGTGCATTCTTGCACCGAGCTCTTGACGAGTGGCTCGACAAGTCAGAGGGAACCGGAATGTTCTGGGTAGGAGATCCAGAGTTCGCATCTGCGAATTTCAACAAGGAGGAAGATAGTGAGTGATCGTAGAGATGGACCGTTCGCAACGGTGGAGTATTTCCAAGATCTGTATGGCTGGAAGCCACCTTCCAAGTTCATCGTGTGCCCTACTTGTGAAGGTTCTGGATCGCATGTGAATCCAGACATCGATCGCAACGGACTGACCAGAAATGACTTCGACGAGGATCCTTTCTTCGAAGAGGATTATTTCTCTGGTCGATTCGACGTCTCTTGCTACGAATGCAACGGAGTTCGAGTGGTAGAGGAACCGATCTTCGGCCTCATGACTGAGTCTCAGATCGAAGAGTGGTTGGAATACCTCGAGGGCATCGCCCAAGACAGAGCGGAGAGGAACATGATGCTTCGGGGCTACCAGTTCTAGATCGTGACCGAGGGGTCGTAGCTCCCCCTTCGGTCACAGCCTCCGGGGTTCGGCACCTCCTTCCTCTCCCTTCGCCGAGCCCCGGAGGCAACTTCCAATAAAGGACCATTCATGAAAGAGCACAGTAGCGAAGATCAAGAGAGACAGGTCCTCGAAGCAATGGATGAATACATCCAAGCTCAGTTCGAGAATGAAGAAGCAAAGTGGCGCATCGAGGTCAACCTCAGATATCGAGACTATCTCGAAGACTGCGGAGATGACGAAGTTCCAATGAGTCTCTCTTCTTTCAGAGAGGATCTTGAGGAGTCAATGATCGCTCAGGCTGAGCTTCAAGACGAAATGCGACTCTAGGAGGGTGGCGTGTGAACGGAGTCGAAGAAATATTCGAAAGGCTCTTGTTTGCTCTTGTGATCTTGATCCTGTTTGCTCAGATTCTCTACTTGTTCATCGACCATATCGTTCGCAAAGAGCGCGACTGGAGAGATGACGAACCAACTGAGTATGAAGACAGAAGGTTCCGTGGAAGAAGGTAGAGGCTTCATTTCTTTGCAACAGAACAAATCCCGGACTAGCGTGGGTCTCGTAGCACAAACAGAAAGGTAACTGACATGATCATCGTTTCGCCTCCTTGCCCTCATTGTGGCGGCAAGAAGGAATTTGAGATCTCGGAAGAGCATTGGCTCTTGCTCGAGTCCAGGATGCACGGCTCTGGAGTCCTGATTCAGGATGCTCTGCCGAGCCTGTCAAAAGACGAGCGTGAGCGTTTCATCACCGGCATCTGCCCAGACTGCTGGAACAATATGTTCCGCCAGTTTGACGAGCACGAGGAGGTCGTTTCGTGACCGTGTACGAGTGGATGTTCGAGACCGGCTACCCGCTGTGGTTCGCCGGGGGGATCGTCGTTGCCTTCCTGATCGGATGGGTGTGCGCCGAGACCGAGCGCAAGTGGACCGAGCGCGATGAGCGGATCGTCAGCCAGTTTGACGAGCACGAGGAGGTCGTTTCGTGACTAAGTTCAAGATCGGAGATCAGTTCGACGAACTGCCGCCGACGAGTCGTTCTGACAAGTACCTCAAGATGAAGGAGCTGATGGATTCGAGCCCTGAAGTTTGGATCCTGCTGAGTGACAACGGCAGCAGATCATTCAATCTTCTTTCAGCCTCTAAGAATTGGGACGGCAGTTACCGATTCTCAGAGCGCACCATCGCCGGAATCAAGTACGTCTTCGGAAAGAAAGAGTCATGAACAACCTTCCTCCCGGAGTTCAAGATTGGATGATTCCTGGCTACAACGATTTCGAGATCGTCGAGCATCAGACCTGCCCGAATTGCAATCACGAGTGTGATGCAGATGTCATGTGCAGCTTCGACGGCCCAAGAATCATAGTTGGCACAATCATTGAGAAGTCATATTCATGCCCCAAGTGCGAGCATGAGTGGGAAGAGGAAGAGGAAGTGGAGCATCCAGATGCCTGATCAAGAAGATAACGAGCGTGGAAGTTGTGGAGTTTGCGGCGAGCCGTATGACTTGATGTCTGAGCTAGATTCAGAGCTCGCAGCTGAGTGGTGGGTGAACAACGCAAGCGTCATGGCTCATTACGAATGTGGCCTGAGCATGAGTTGGGAGATGGCTTGAGCAGGAAGCTACCGAGCCAAGGTTTCTTGGCCAGCAGAATAAGTCACGCACTCGTTCTTGCCTACGACGTCAAAGCTAACGATGCCGTCTGGATCAGACACGGACAGCGTCATGATCATGTTCTTGACGAAGACGTTGAAGCGGTGCATCAAATTCCAGAGTCTCTGGAAGATCTCGCTTCTTTTTGCGATCGCTATGGTTTCGAGAGGATCACGACTCAAGAGGCAGAGCCATATGTCAAGAACTACCTTCAGAAAGTCTTCTACGACCTCATCAGTCCAGAAGTCAATGGCGAGATCATAAAGAATCCTGAAATGTGCATCCAGTTCGTTAGAGCCGTCAAGAACTTCATGCTCGACGTTGAAGAGATCACTTAGCTCTTTAGTGGCGCAAGAACTGATGCCGTGGTAGTGTGGTAACACCGATATCAACGAAAGGATTTGCAATGGATATTCGATGCGTGAGATGTGGCGAGCAGTGGGATATCGACGAGCTGCATTACGTCGCTGAGCATGAAGGCAAAAGCTTCGAAAATGTCAGGTCTCGCTTCTACAAGCACGGGTGCGTCGTGCTCGGCGGACAAGAATGCGAGACCAACAGCAAGTCTGCGATCATCTCAGCTCTGGCAGATCTCAGTGGCGACGATGTCGACGGCTTTGCCTCGGATCTCGAAGACGCAGAGTGGCTCGGACTGCTGTGAATCGTCGAGTTCTATTCCGCAGACCAGACATCGTTTACTACAAGTGCCTTCGCTGCCAAGAAGTCGATGCAGTAGATCGATCTTCGCCAGCCGGAAGGCTTTGTTTGTCAATGATGTTCTGTAATCAATGCACGAGAGAAGTCGTGTACGAAGGTCAACCAAACTTCCTAGCGATAAGGAACCAAAATGAATCACGTAGGAACATTCACTGACTCTGAAGGAAACAGTGTCGCGAACCAAACCGTCTCTGAAGATAGAAACTGGACTTCAGTTGAATGCTCTTGCGGTCAGTTCACAGCCTTCTCTGGCGGAGTGAGCGCAAACACGGCTCGATTCTTGAAGTCTTGCCTCGCCATGCACCAGCAAGAGCAAATGGGGGATTGATGCAGACCTTCATCCCTTGGCCAGACTTCGAGAAAACTGCAGAGTGTCTTGATATGCGTCGGCTCGGCAAGCAAAGAGTTGAGACGCTTCAGATCTTGAACGCACTGACCAAAGAAGATTACGGCTGGAAGAATCATCCCGCCACGAAGATGTGGGCCGGTCACGAACTCTGCCTCGTAGAGTACGGAGTCGCGATCTGCAAAGAATGGATCTCGAGGGGATACAAAGATACCTGCCTCGGTAAGATCCAGAACATGTCAGACTCGATCGAAGATCCAGACTGCTCTTCTGGTTTGCTGCCGAAGTGGTTTGGATGGGCGGAGCTTCATGAGTCTCACCGAGCCATGCTCTATCGCAAAGAGCCAGACAGCTACCAGAATTTCGTCGGAACATTTGACGAGGCAATCACAGATTACATCTGGCCTTGCAAGTGAACTGACGGCATGGTACGCTGTAACTCAGCAAGTCAAACCAACTAGAATCAAGGAGCCAAGATGACAGACACGATCCACACGACCGAGCAGCAGCTCCGGTCGCTCGAGAACAGCACGACGCTGTGGAAGGTCGAAAAGATGATCTCCCTAGCGCGACGTGTGATGGGTCCGCAGGAACCAGACGCACAGTTGGTGCGATGGGCTCACGAAAAGATGCAGAAGGCCGCAGATGGTGACCCCGGCGCCATCATCTTCTTGGTCGAGGACTGCGCTGCCCAGAAGATTTCTCTCGAATCTTCCCAGCGACGAGTTGATGAGGCACTCGCCAAGGTCGACAAGATCCAGATGGCTGTCATTGATGCGACCATTGAGTTCGATGGCGGATGCTCCGAGGGCAAGATGTCGTTTCTTGAGAGCTGCCAGATCTACCCCGGAGACAGCAGGATCCCGACAAGCACCGTAACGATCACGTCGACCGTTCAGGTCGAGGTTCCTGCGTTCCTCAATAGCTCCAGCGAGATCTATGATTTCGTCGTTGATGATTCAGAGATCGACTGGGAAAGCGGAGACATCGAGGTGGAGACGTACTGATGCTGGTTCTGACCGTCAGGACTACTGGAGATCTTGAGGTCAGCGACATCGATGGTGACCACCTCCCGTTCCTTCAGGGGCGGGTTGGTGGCACCATCGATTGCATCGCTACCGACAAGTTCGACATGTGGGTGAACGACGAGGGCATGATCATTGACAGCTTCCTGCCCAACTTCCCCGCAACATGCCTTCTTTGGATGATTGAGCCCATGTGGTATTCGATGCATCAAGTCATCTACGGAGACGTCGTGTTCTCGGGTTGTGCAGATGCCGATGGCAACATGACCGGCCTGAGCGAACAGTTCATCGAGCAAATGTTCAGAATGATGAGGGTGCAAGAGTGACAGAGGGCGAGTACAGGTCAAGAATGGTCGGCCTCATGATGATCGACTGGATCATCTGGATGGTCGTCGGCAGATTCATCAACGATGACAGGAGGATGAAGCAATGACAGAAGACCGCAGAGATGCGATCATGAGAAAGGTCCAGGCTCTTCTCAACAAGGCAGAGTCAACGACGTTCGGTCCAGAGCAAGAGGCTCTGCTTCAGAAGGCAGATCGCCTGATGATTGACTATGCCATCGCCCAGCACGAGATCGACTCGATGCTCAAGCCCGGTGAGCGAGTCAAGCCAGAGAAGCGCAAGGTAGACGTCTGCTCTGCCAACAATCATCTGTACTACGAGCTTTGTCAGCTCTGCATGAGCGTGTGCGAGTTCTTTGACTGCAAATCGGTTTACACAGGCCTCAACTTCAAAGGCAAGGTTTCCATCACGGCGACCGTCGTCGGGTTCCCAGAGAGCGTCCGGGCAGCAGAGCAGTTGTTCACCAGTCTGAAGCTCCAGTTGATGAGTGTGATTCATCCCAAGTGGAGCTATGTCAAGAGCCTAGACGACAACGTGGTTTTCATGAAAGACTCTGGTCAGACGTGGTCTTACATCTACGCTGAGCTTCAGCGTGCTGAGCAGCCCATCGCTGCCGGACCAGAGGAGCGCAACAAGCTCGGTCGCATCAAGCGAATCTACGACCGCAGGAAGTCAGAACTTGGCGAGCAGCCCACTAAGGCAAACCCCAAGAACTTCCAGACAAACTTCAGCAATGGATTCATTGCCGAGGTAGGCGAGCGCATGTCAGAGATCAAGCGACTGAGGAAGCAAAGCGCAGAGGAAGAGACCACTAGCGACGGAACAAGTGTTGCTCTGGTTCTCCGCTCTCGAGAAGAAGAGGTTGCAGAGGCTTTCCATACATTCTTCCCTTCCCTTGGGCGAGGAGTCGGCAAGTCATCAAGTAAGTTCGATATGGCGGCTCAAGCTGCCGGTCGTGCTGCTGGCTCTAGCGCAGATCTTTCTGGCGCGACTCGCAACGTGGGAGGAACCAAGGGTGCCCTTAGCTGATCAAGACGGAAACATCATCGACATCACTCGTGAATGGTGCTTGCAGAGCGAGAGCTCTCAGAAGAGAACTCTTGAATTGCTAGAGCTTTACCGAGAAGAGCTCGAAGATGAATTTGGACTCTTCAGGTCCCGCACGCTCTGGACCGGAAGGGTTCTGATAGAGGCACCAGACTCAGAGCCTTACGTCGCTTATCTATCAGATGAGCAAGACGTAGATGCGAGAGTTGTTATTGACGATCTGACATTTGAGCTTTGGGAGGAATGGGCAAATGTCGAACCACTACCCTCACCCGTGAAGCCAAGAGATCTTGGAGGATGAATTGGTTGGCACACCAGAAAACCCAACGCCGTGGAACCCAGAAGAGCCAGTTGAGCTCAAGTGGCACGAAAGTGACCACGGCAAGCCAAGAACATACAATCTTGGATGTCGTTGCGATCTTTGCAAGAAGGGCAACGCCGAGAAGATGCGTAAATTCCGCAAGAGTATTCTCGGCAAGAGCTATGCGCTCAGAGAGCGAGCCCTCAAGCTCGCTTCTAAACGCCTAGAGAAGAATCACCCCACAGAGTTTGCACAGCTTTATCGTGAAGAGCTCAAAAACATAACGGAACAAGGAGACAAGTAGGCTATGCAGATGTCAGACATTGTTGAAGAACTACCAGAAGACGTAGGTCTCTGGCTGGGCGATGTTCTATCAGCAGACGTCACTACTGGCACAGTTCAGTACGCCGGTTGGGCTGGTTACTTCGACGTCAACAAGCTCGACGAAATTCCTGAGGTATTGCTCGGTATGTGTGCGGTCATCGTGGCCGTTTGGCCGAATGACTCGATCGCTGTCGAGGGCTTCAGCAGTCACTCGATCGCTGGGTGGAGATGGCTGCAATGGGACGAGTGTTTCAGAGAGTCTCCAGTTCCTGACGATCGAGACATCGTGTTCAGTTTTGACTGGGATAGAAATCGTTTCATGTTGGGCGATAAGATGACTGTGCGTGAGTGGGAGACCCTCAGAGAATTCTTGGAGCGCAAGATCTCTAAGGACCCAAAGTTTCGCGGAAGTGATGTCTGGTATTACGATGGAATCATCGGCAACTACTATCTATGGGAGTTGTGACAGAAGTCTCAAGCAGCTAGTATCAAAAGACCGTTAGACCTGACGGACACAACCAGAGGAGAAGACAGGAACATGCCTGCAAAGAGCAATGACACTGAAGATCAGCTGACTCCAGAGGAGCGAAAGGCTGCACGAACTGAGCTTGCGGACAAGATCGTCCAGGCTCGTGAAGAGGGGCAGAAGTGGGAAGATATCGCTTCCACTTTCGGAACCTCGACGGGTCGGGCAATGCTGCTTCACATGGAGGCAACGGTTCGACCCAAGGACCGGATCAAGGCCGCCACAGATGATGAGCTGTCGGTCAAGATCGCTGCCGCACGCAATGAGGATCGCCTGTCTTGGGGTCAGATCATGGCCCGCACCGGCCTGAGCGAGACTCGCTGTCGCAATCTTTACGAGAAGGCCACGGGCAACTCCACTCGTGGCAATCGCATCGGCAAGGGTGGTCGTTACCCGGATGGGGTCACGCCTCCCGATCGTGCTGGCGAAGACACTGACGCTGCCGTGAAGAAGGCTGCGGCATCCAAGAAGCAGACGACGGCACGCAAGGCAGCCGAGGCCAGCGAGGATAGGCTTTCGCAGTCTGCCGCAAAGATCGCAGGTCTCAATGACCTCAAGGAGATCGCTGCGGCTGTCGTCGGCAAGAACATCACCTACAAGAGCGGCGGTGCACAGAAGCGAGTGAAGGTGGCAGACCTGCTTGACTTCACTGGCGAGGGAGACGGTGCTGAACTCATGGTTTCCGACGCTGAGGAGAACGAGTACGTGATCGTGGTTTCCTCGATCCTCAAGGTGGCTGCTCGCTGAACCAACATCAAACCTGCAGATCTTTACGTCGTGAATGATCTGCATTGAGCGACCGGGGACGTCTCTGTTTCAGGGACGTCCCCGGTCAGTTTCGGAGGTAGAATGGAAAAGGTCAAAATCACCCGTGGCAACGGAAGGTGGCTTTGCGAGTTTGGATACGATCCATTCCTAGTAAACGCCATCAAAAGGATCGGCGGATCCAACTGGGTCGCCCGTCAAAAAGTTTGGTCAATTCCAGCAACGGTTGACTCATGGTTTTCACTGCATGAAAACTTCGACTCTTCTAATCTTTTGTTCGACCCTAAAATTCGCACATGGGTCAATGAGCAAATAGCCTTGGCAGAAGAGTTGATCTCTTTGAGCACGGCTGATGATGCAGAGCTGACGATGCTCCCAGAGCTTCATCCAGAGCTCTACACATACATCAGCTCACGAGGTTATCAGCGAGCTGACATTGCGTTTATGGCTCGTGCTCTGCACCCCATGAACACAAATCAACCCGGAACAGGAAAGACGGTTGAGACTATCGCTTCGATATTCGAGGCTGGTTTGGATGAGACCCCTGTTCTTGTCGTAGCTCCGAAGACCGCCCTAGCCCCTGTGTGGCTGTCTGAGGCATTCAGGTGGCTGTCTGGTATGGGGGTACCAATAGCGTCCGTCACGGGGCAGGGAGACCCCTTGCAGGACGTACAGCGGGCTTCCCAAAAGGGCGCTGCCTGCTGGCTGGTGGCAAACCCAGAAGCGATCAAGCAAAAACAAGACGGAACTTCTAAATACCCATGGATTTACGAAGTAGACTGGGGCGTTTTGGTCATTGATGAGTTTCATCGAATGGGACTTGGCAACAGCCAGACGCTCGCCTACTCGTCATTCGTCAAGATCAAGGCAGAGAAGCGCATTGCTCTCAGTGGAACTCCGATGGGAGGAAAACCCATCAGGCTTTGGTCCGTCTTGAACTTCTTGTATCCAGATAGCTTCCCGAGCAAGTGGGCTTTCGCTGGCAACTGGCTCAACATCTACGACAATGGATTCGGCAAAGTCATCGGAGACGTCAAGTCGCATAAGCAAGAAGACTTCTCTAGAATGATGGCCCAATACAGCACTCGCAGAGTCAAGTCTGAAATAATGAAGTGGCTTCCCCCAAAGCAATACATCGACCTCTATGTCGATATGGATAAAAAGCAGAAGACTCAATACCAAGAGTGGGAGGCAAACGGAGAGATCGAGATTGAAGAGGAGCAGCTCGATGCTCTAAGTATTCTTGCTCTCTACACAAGACTGCGTCAGTTCGCTGGCGCCACTCAGCGAGTTGATAAAGGTCAAGATTCAACTCTGAATCTTTATCCGACAGAAGACAGTTGCAAGCTGCCTGTTCTGTGGGGGCTATTGGAAGAGCGTGGCATCCCGGACAGAGCTTCTGACGCCAGCCCGGTCATTGTGTTCAGTCAATTCACAAGAATGATCAATATGGTCGAGCAATGGCTGAACAAAAACGGAGTCGCAACGGCAAAGATCACTGGTGAAGTTTCTTCAGAAAAGAGAAGCCTTGAGATCGAAAGGTTTCAGTCTGGAGAAGTAGATGTGTTCCTGATGAACACCAATGCCGGAGGCGTTGCCATCACGCTCGACAGGGCAGACACCGTCGTGTTCCTAGACGAGACTTGGAATCCTGACGATCAAGAGCAGGCAGAGGACCGGGCTCATCGAGGCAGTAAAGAAACTCAGGTTTCTATTTACAGAATCATCACCAAAGAGTCTATCGAAGAGAGAATCCGCAAAGGTAACATCACCAAAGAAACGATCAATGCTAGAGTTCTTGACTCTAGACAAAAATAAAAATAAAAATGTCAACACTCGAGCGCCTGCGAGAGCAAAAGACTAACTGGGTCATTTGTGCTCGCAACAACAAGCCTCAATAGAGGCTCGGGCTATGCGCTCTCGCGCGCACTCGCGCTGATGACATTTTTATTTTTCTTTATCTGGCTAAAGAAGTGTGCCGCTGCTAGACTTGCTCCGTCCCGTTGCGACGACGGGTTTATGAGGAGGAGAATTGACAGAAGTTATTGTAGTTCGTAATAGCGAACTCTCAACTTGGCGTGAATGTCGACAGAAGTGGGAGTGGGGCTGGAATCAACGCCTCAGAAAGCGTGACGGATCTTCGAGCGCCCTCAAGTTCGGATCTTTGATCCACTTGGCTCTCGAGAAGTTCTACAAACCCGGCAAGAGGCGTGGGGGCCATCCAGTAAAGATCTGGGACAAGGTCTGGCAGCAATGGATCGCAGATGGCAATGAAGACTGGCAGATCCTAAAGGAAACTAGAGAGTTTCCAGAGGGCGTCGGGGCTTACCAGCTCGGGCATTCGATGATGGCTGCGTATTACGAAGAGTATGGCGCAGACAAGAACTATGAAATCATCAGCCCAGAGCAAACATTCCAGCTTGACATCTACGATGACCAAGACGAGCATCTTGGCATCTTCACTGGAACTGTTGATGCCGTCATCCGAGATATGAGAACTGGTCGCATCGGATTTTTCGAGCACAAGACCGGAGCCTCTCTTGATCCGTTTGGTGCTCCATTGATAATGGACGAGCAAGCTGGTTCATATTGGACTTTCGGCGCAATGTTTCTTGTTCATCAGGGAGTCATTGAGTCAGCTTTGGATCTCGACTTCGTTCTTTACAATCGACTTCGCAAAGCAATGCCAGATCGCAGGGCCAAAAACGAAGACGGTTTGGCGATCAACAGGGACGGGTCCGTCAGCAAGAATCAACCGACCCCTCTGTTCAAGAGGGAGTACACCTTTAGAACAGACGCCGATCGGCAGTCTGTCTATGACCGAGTGCTCATGGAGATGATGGAGATTGCACAGGCAAAGTCTGGTGATTTCTTCATTTACAAGAACCCGGCTCGACATTGTGGATTCTGTGAGTTTCGTGACATGTGTGAGGTTCACGAGACTAAGTCAGATTGGGAGTCTGTCAGAGATATGACGATGACCACTTGGGATCCATATGAAGATCACTCAGAAGAAATCAAGGAGGACAAGTGACCAGACCAAAAGCCATCCGGCCGATGGGAGAAGAGGACAGGTTCCATAGGCTCATGATCTATGGAGAGCCCGGTGTGGGGAAGACGGTTTTTGCTGGAACTAGCCCCAAGGCTCTGATCTTGACCAGCGATGCCAGCGAGACCATGAGTGCTGCGGCGATGGGCAGTCAGGCAGATGTTTGGGTTTGTCCCGGATATGACGACATCGATCAGGCTTGGGAATATCTACGCCACGAAGGTCATGAGCAGTATGACTGGGTATGGCTCGATAACTTGACGCTCCTTCAGGATCAAGCCATGGACGACATCATGGCTGATCTGGTGAAGGACAAGCCACATCGCAACCGTTGGGTTCCAGACCAGCATGAGTATCTGGTGAATCAAAATCGAATTTCGACAATGATTCGTTCATTCAAGAAGCTTCCTATGCACGTTGGCTTCACAGCTCACGTTATGAAGACTGAGGATCTTGATGGAAAGATCTTGTATCTTCCCATGCTTCAAGGCGGTCAGGGCGCCCTCAGTCAAAAGGTCTGCGGCTACATGAACGTCGTGGGTTATCTGATGGTTCAGAGAAAGGAAGGTGCAGCAAAGAGAATTCTTTACACCGAAAAGACAGGCAAGTATCTAGCAAAGGGTCGCTTCCCCGGTATGCCCGGGAAGCTTGAAGATCCCACCATCCCTTTGCTTGAGCAGGCAATGGCAACTAGGGTTGCTGCTGGCGGTAGTGCGACAGCACGCCGCCGATCGACAACTTCGACAAGACGAAAGGTCACGAAATGAAGCTGAAGTTTGACGTGTCGGATACAGATCCGGCAAAGGCAAGTGCAACCGGAACGAGCTTCGAGCCTCCGCCTCCCGGTACCTATGTGTGTCGCATCGACGACGCATCTCTCGGCAAGAGCCGCAAGGGTGACGAGATGATCACCTTGGTTTACGAGATCGCTACTGGAGAGCACAAGAACAAGAAGCTCTGGGATCGGATCGTGCTGACCAAGGCAGCAGAGTGGAAGCTCGATCAGTTCCTTCAGGCTGTCGGTGTAGCATCCAGCCGCAAGCGCAAGGGCGTTCTCGATCTTGAAGAGATCCTCGGAGACTCCATCGTTGTGCAGGTCAAGCGTGGCGAGTACGAGGGCAATCCGACCGCTGAAGTGGCGCGGGTTAGCGCCGCTGCAGATGACGATGACCTCGACGACGAAGACGAAGACTTCGATGAGTCCGACGACATCGAAGATTCAGACGACGACGATCTGGAAGACGAAGACGAAGACGAGCCTGACGAGTCTGACGAGTCTGACGATTCTGAGGAAGCCGATGACGACTACGAGACGTGGTCGCTTGCAGAGCTTCGTCAGGAGCTCAAGGACCGTGAGCTGAACGCCAAGGGTGCCAAGCCAGCACTCATCGCTCGGTTGCGAGAGAGTGATCAGGAACTCTTCTGATCTTGTGGGGTGGTGCAGTAGTGCCGTCGGTGCTACTGTGCCACCCCGACCGACGCAAACCTAAAGGAGAATAAGATCATGGTAGCTTCGGATCATAGTGATCTCCATGAGTTCCATAAGACGAATGACATGGCTCTTGTGACATATCTCAAGATGCGTGGTCATTCGACCCAAGACACTCGCTTTGAGGGTAATACCTGTTATTGGTATTTCCGAGTGAGCGATGGTTTGGTCGACTGCATCGACGACTTCACCGCTGGCGAGGCTCGTGTTGATCCACGAGAGTACAATCGCACCTTCACGCAGACAAAGCGTGAGTTCTACGACGCTAAGGATCGCCAAGAGGCATCTCACTAACCCGCAGACTTCCGGGGGGAAAGGGGAGTCGTTGGCACGGGTAACGAGTGCTCAGCTAGAACTTCTGAAGCCCTTCCTCGAGGGCAGCGGTCCAAACTCTGATGGCGAGTGGGGCATGAGATGTCCTCTCCATGATGACCAGAAGAGAAGCGCAAGCGTCAATGTCAATCTCGGAGTTTGGTTCTGTCAGGCTTGCGAGCTTGGCGGTCGAATTTCTTTGCTTGTAAAAGAGATGAACGAACTAGGTATGAAAGGTGACCAAGATGGATCATCCGATCGACAAAAGCAGCAAGAAAAATTCCCTTATTCTGACCATCACGTCAGAACATGGGTCTCTTCGCTTCACGCTAGATCACAAAAACGAGAGGATTTCATCTCTCGTAGAGGACTTGATGCCGAAACTCTCGATGAATACGAGATTGGCTGGGATGATCAGCGTGGCGCTTACACCATCCCAGTCAGGAACTCGGAAGGTGAGCTCGTCAACATCAGGTTCTACCAGCTCGACCCGCAAGAGGAACGCAGAAAGATCTGGGGCGTAAGAGGGCATGGAGAGCCAACCCTCTACCCCGTAGATCATCTTCTCGACCCCGATCCCATCTTGATCTGCGAGGGTGAGCTTGACTCGCTCATCTTGTGGCAGCACGGATTCAACTCGATCACTCGGACCGGAGCCGCTGACGTTTGGAAGCCAGAGTGGAACAAGAACTTTGTTGGGCGTGAGGTTTATCTCTGCCACGATGCAGACGCTAAAGGGCAGAGGGCAAACGCAAAGATCAAAAAGATCCTGAGCTCAGTTGCCGCTGCCGTTTACGAGATCGATCTTCCATATGAGACAACAGAAAAGCATGGCAAAGATATCACCGACTTCTTCCTTGATGGATTCGACCATCAGGATCTTGAAGAGCTCATGGAGCTTGCCAAGAAAAACTCACCCGGTGAAGTCGTTGAGGACCGTGGCGTCGTAGACGTTCGTGTGGTCGACAGCATGGGCGTCGATCATCATGGGCAGCGCATGAGGATGCGAGTGACCGTTACTGGCAAAAGAAATCCTCCGTACATGCTTCCAAAAGAAGTTCACTTTTCATGCTCAATGGATGCCGGTGCGAAGTGTAGATTCTGTCCGCTGAACGATATTGGTGGCAACCTCTCAACTTCTGTTCCTCAGAACGATGAAGTCTTGCTTTCCATGATGGGCAGCACAGAGGCTCAGGTTCACAACTCACTTCGAGAGAAGGCTTCCATCCAGAAGTGCAATCGACTAGAGGTCACAGTGACTTCTTTCCAGCCTGTCGAAGAGCTGTATGTCAGGCCAAGCATCGACCAGCAGATTACAACAAAAGATCCAGGAGATTACACGAGTCGTAGGATCTTCAGTACGAGCAGTCACAGCACTAAGACCAACTCGACGATTGAGGTTGTTGGCACAGTTCATCCAAACCCCAAGAACCAAATGAATGAGTTTATGGCTTGGGAGGTTGCCGAGGTTGAGACTGACATCGACAAGTTCAAGATGCTTCCAGAGGTTTCTTCTCAACTTGAGATCTTTCAGAACCAAGATCCGCTTTACGGTTTGGACCTTATTGCGGATGACATGAGTTCTAATGTCACTAAGATCTACGGTCGAAGCACGATGCACGTTTTTATGGATCTTGTTTTCCATAGCGTTCTTGGATTCAATTTCTTGGGCGAGAGCGTCCGCAAGGGATGGCTCGACGGCATGATCGTTGGCGACACAAGAACTGGTAAGTCAGAAGCCGCAGACAGGTTGAGGCAGCACTACGGTCTAGGCGAGATGATCACTTGCGAGTCTGCTAGTTTCGCTGGTGTCGTTGGTGGCGTTCAGCAGTTCAGCTCAAATGTTTGGGAAGTTAGCTGGGGAAGCATTCCGCTCAATGATCGACGCATGGTGGTGCTTGACGAGATCAGCGGTTTGACTCCAGAAGAGATCGCTCAGATGTCAAGCATCAGGTCTAGCGGAGAGGCTCAGATAACAAAGATCAAAAGCGAGAGAACTCTTGCGAGGACTCGGTTGCTGTGGATTGGCAATCCAAGAAATGCCAAGATGCAAGATTTCACGTATGGGGTTTACAGCATCAAGCCGCTCGTCGGTAACAACGAAGACGTAGCAAGGTTTGACATGGCGATGGCGGTTCTTAGTGATGACGTGGATCCAGAAGCGATCAATACGATTCAGCACAAGTCTGTCGATCACAAGTACACCTCTGAACTATGCAGGAATCTTTTGCTCTGGGTGTGGTCCCGCACGCCAGATCAAATCAAGTGGGCTCGTGGTGCAGAGCAGTTCGTACTAGACAAGAGCCTCGAGTTAGCTAAGGAATACAAAGAGGATCCGCCGCTGGTTCAGGGGGCAAACGTCAGAATCAAGCTGGCCAGGATCGCAGTTTCTATTGCGGCTCGACTGTTCAGCACTGATGCGTCACATCAAAATGTTGTTGTTCGTAAGCCCCATGTAAGAGCTGCTTATGAGTTCGTCAGAACCCTTTACGACAACGAACGTTTTGGCTACTGGCATGTCAGTGACGAGCTTAGAAGAGACGAGATCATTGCATCGGGGCATGTTTCTGAGGCGGAAGCTTGGGCTTGGTCGAATACAAATGCGACCAAGCTCATGAAAACTAGACCCAGCTTTAGAAGGTCTGATCTTGAAGACGTCTTGAATGTCTCAAGGGAAGAGGCAAATGGTATTGTCAACATGCTCTGGGACTGGAGAATGATTCGCAGAGACGGGGCAGATAACATCCCGGTGCAGGTTTTCCAAAAGATTCTTAGAGAGGTAGTCACGTGAAAATTCATGTTCTGGGTTGCGGCCCCGCTGGCCTCCTCATCGCTCATCAGGCAGCAATGAGGGATCTTGAAGTTGTCATCCACAGCATCAAGATTCCAAGCGATATCAAGGGGGCTCAGTTCATTCATGAGCCGGTTTCTGGCATTACCAGCGAAGATCCAGAGATGAGCATCTTGTTTGACAAGTGGGGTCACAAGAAGTATTACGCCGAGAAGGTTTACGGCGATCAAGAAGCCCCATGTAGCTGGGACGATTTCGAAGGGGAATGGCCAGCTTGGTCGATGATCAATGTTTATGCAGAACTTTGGTCAATTTACGAGCGGTCAATCGTAGACACTGAAGTCAGGGCTCCTTACATCCAAGACCTCATTGACTCTGGAGATATGGTTTTCAGCACGATCACGCCTCTCGGTTACTGCCTCAAGCCACAAGATCATTCCTTCGAATGGCAGCAGGTCTGGATCAATGACTCATGCTCTATCCCCTCAGTTGAGAAGGATCAAAATGTAATCGTGTACAACGGAAGCCTGAGCGAGTCTTGGTATCGCAGCAGCATGATCGGTGGCTATGGAAGTACTGAGTGGGGGCAGAAGCCATCAGAGTCAGCCAAGCTGGCTAAGAAGCCATTGAGTACAGATTGTGATTGCTTCATTGATCACGGGCTTGTGAGGCTTGGTCGATTCGGAGAGTTTCGAAAAGCCATCCTTGTAAATCATGCCTACAACAAGGCGGGAGAGATTCTTGATGCTGTGTAGTTCATGCAACTCTGTCGTAAATCCCGTTGTTGCCGTAGACATTGACGGAACTATTAGTGAGTATCACACTCATCTAATGAAGTTCATTGCTGCGTATCACAACTTCTCGGAAAGGGAAGTTTCCTCTCTCATTCTTGAGTCGAATGGACTTGCCGCTTGGGATGGTGACGGAGATTTCGAAGAGTGGCTTTCTTTGACCAGAGAAGAGTATCGAGAAGCCAAGCTCTCGTTCCGGCAGGGTGGCTTCAAGAGATGGTCTCCGGTATTCAGCGGTGCCCATGAGCTCATTGATGGAATCCGAAGTCTCGGAGTAGAGGTGTGGTTTACAACGACTAGGCCGTGGCAGAGGCTTGACAATGTTGACCCAGACACTCGAGAGTGGCTTCATAGAAATCACTTCTCGTATGAGGGTTTGCTCTACGACGAAGATAAGTACGCAAGGCTGATTGAAATTGTTGGTAGCGAAAGAATCGTGGGGGTGATTGATGACCTGCCAGAGATGTTTGATCGAGCCGATGAACTCGGCCTTCCGGTGTTTCAGGTAGAGCGAAACCACAATGCTCACCAGACGCAAATGAGGCGCCCAAGGGGTACACTTTTGGACGCCCTGCAATGGGTGACTACCAACGTAGAAAGATGGGAGAACAGTGAAAGAACAACTCAGCTCGAGCTATTTGGAAAGCACTAAGTCGAGACATCTATTCGACACTTCTCTTCCACAGAGAAGGAAGACGTTGATTATGGGTTGGGCTCATAACAACATCGGCGGTGCAATAGATCGATCTTTGTCGGAGCATTACGAGGACATGCTTGTCTTCGGAATACCCCATGAAGATATGGCCGCCGAACACATCGGTGATCTCCATGAGCTCAGCTCTTTCGACACTTTGGTCTTGGTGAACGGACAGACTCATCTTGACTGGATTGAAGATCAGCCGACCAAAGAGATCATGGAAGTTGTCCACAACTCTTTGACAGCCAGCATTCTTGCCACTCGTGAATTTGTCTCTGCCACGCTGGACACTTCACATAGAAAGCACATCGTCTATGTCGGCAGCATGGCTTACAATCATGTCCTGAATGCGAGCGCTCCTTACTGCGCTGCGAAAGCTGGTCTTGCTCATTTCGCTAAGTGCATGGCTTGGGAGCTTGCCCCTAAGAACTATGACGTTTTCTGCGTGCATCCGAGCAATACGCAGGGAACTCCGATGACAGACAAGACCATCAGAGGCATCATGAGATATCGAGATGTTCCTTGGAGTGATGCTTACGATTACTGGTCCGCTGTTCTGCCCAAGAAGTATTGGCTACAGCCAGAAGAAATTGGGGAGTGCGTTGCAGCACTCGTGAGTGGTAACTTCCCGTATCTTTCTGGCAGCCCCATTGAGCTTGCTGGCGGTCAGCGATGAATGTCAAGGAGATGATTGAGTCACTTGGCTATGAAGCTAACGAGTCAAGCATTGATCAGTTCATGGCAATGCTCTATGCGTTTGAGGTTTATGCCGAACGAAACGCTCGGCACGCAGACACTTGGATGGATAGCGGTTGGAGAGGTGCTCTTTTCGACGTTCGTAAGAAGATTGACCGTTTGTGGAACGAGTACATGACTTCAGACAATCCACCTGAAGATCTTGACTCTGCAATTGACGCGATCAATTACCTCTGCTTTTTCATTCGTGGAAGGCTTGGGGAAATTGAGGGAACTTGGAGGTGGAAGTAATGGACTACGCAAATCGAGTGCCTAATGTTGATCATCGTGGGCAGAGGTTCTTTGATCCTCCAGCGATTGTCAGTGACGCATTTGACATCGCCATGATCAGGCCGAGGGCTGGTTTCAGAATCATTCCAGAGCCAAGCAAAGACAAGATTCTTGTGGACATTGGCGGTGGCAATAAGGTTATTGACGGATATCAGCGCCTTGATTGGCCAGAGTGGGACGCTGAGCGTGATGACCTCAGCATGTTTGGAGACGAAGAGGTTGACGGCATTTTCAGCGCACATGCTCTAGACCACATCAGCCCAGAATCTGTAGTGCGACTGCTCGTTGAGGTCCAGAGAGTCCTGAAGCCGAATGCCACTTTCACAATCGTTGTTCCCCATTTCATGTCAACTCTTGCTTGGGAGTGCATCGAGCACAAGAGCCGTTACGGCGTCAAAACGTGGAGGAACATCCTAGACAATCCTGCTTACGATCCTCACTTCAATAACGTATCCATCCCTTGGCAGCTCGAAGTTGGATTCAATATGATCATGGGATTGGAAGAGAGGAACTTGGTGCTCGTGACTCAGTTGGTAAAGAATGGGTCATGATCATGGCAAGGGGATGGATTACGTCCCGGGACTGGTTCAAGAGGAAAAAGTCTCGGCGATCAATGCGAAGCTCAGATACGTCAGCCTTCACCACCACAGCACATTCTCGTACCTCGATGGATTTCAGTTGCCCTCTGCCCATGTCGAGCGCGCGGCTGAGATTGGTATGGGGGCACTCGCCCTCACTGAGCATGGCAACGTCAGTAGCCATGTGCAGCTCGAAATCGCTGCGACTTCCAATGGGGTCAAGCCGATCTTTGGATGCGAACTTTACACGGGTGATGTGGGCGAGCAAGCCACGCAAAGAAAGAATCATCTCACTGTACTTGCGGAGAGTCAGCAGGGGTATCGAAATCTCCTCGGAGTCGTCACGCAAGGATGGTCTGATTTCTATTACGAGCCTACAGTTTCAGGCAAGACGCTTGCCGAGAACAAAGAAGGCCTCATCATTCTCAGCGGATGTACTGGATCTTTGCTGGCCACATCCCTTATCGGGGGCAAGAATGTTGCGAAAGAAGAGGCGTCGTACAGCAGAGGGAAACAAGTAGCAGCTAGGTTCAAGAGGCTTCTTGGAGACTCTTACTATCTAGAAGTACAGATGTTTCCAGAGCTTGAGAACGTATGCAAGCTCAACAAAATGATCGCTCAGATCGGCTCTGAGCTGAATATTCCATTGGTTGCTACTGGAGACGTTCACTACACAAAGCCAGACGAGGCTAGTGTCCAGCAGATCCTCCACAACGTCAGGGGCGGCAATCGGCAAACGCTGGAGGAGCAGGCTAGGGCGTGGGGCTATGACGTGCCCCTGTGCCCGCCCCTAACGGACCGGGAGGTTATGCGGCGCCTGCTGGGTACCGGGCTGACCAAGTCGCAGGCTAGGCAGGCTCTCCACAGCACTGAGGAGATCGCAGAAAGGTGCAACATCGTATTGCCCAAGCTGCCTCAGCTTCGTTATCCGTCAGAAGACTCGCTTGATACTTGGCGGCAGTGGATCAGTGAAGGCTGGAAGTTTAGGAACTGCGACGCTCTTCCAGATGACGTCAAAGATGAGTACTCAGAGCGCCTGAAGTACGAGATGTCGATCATCGAGGGCAAAGATTTCATCGACTACTTCCTCGTAGTTTCTGACCTCGTGAAGTGGAGCAAGGATAACGGGATCCTAGTTGGTCCCGCTAGAGGATCTGCGGCAGCTTCTCTGGTTTGCTACTTGCTTCGAATCACAGAAGTAAACCCAATGGACTTTCCGAACCTTGTGTTCGAGAGATTCATTGACGTTTCCCGTGCAGACTTGCCAGACGTTGATCTTGACTTTGACTCCGAGCGGAGAGATGAAATTCGTCACTATCTGGCCGGTAAGTACGGTTCTGATTGCGTCGGTAACATCGGATCTTTCGTGTACTACAAGTCAAAGAACTCTCTTGACGACGTTGCTAGGGTTTACAGGATTCCGAAGTTTGAGGTTGAGACCGTCAAAGAGCTTCTCATCGAGAGATCTTCTGGAGACCTACGCGCTAACGCGACCATCGAAGATACTGTCGAGCAGTTCGAGGCTGCCAAGTCTGTCTTTGATAGGTATCCAGATCTTTACCGAGCTATGGACCTAGAGGGAAACATCAAGGGCATGGGCGTTCATGCCGCAGGTCTCGTGGTGAGCAACGGTCCTCTGACAGATGTGGCAGCCATTTACGAGAGAACCGTCAATGGCAAAACCTATCAGGTGATCAGTCAAGACAAGTACGACGCAGAGCGTCAGAATCTTCTGAAGATAGATGCGCTGGGGCTCAGCACCATGACATTGATCTCAGAGGCACTAGAGAATCTTGGCCTGAAGCTACAGGATCTTTACGACTTGACGTTTGATGACGAGCGTGTGATCGATTCTTTCAGGCGCAACGACACCACTGGAATTTTCCAGTTTGATGGTCGCACGATGAGGAACGTTACCGCAGAGCTGAAGCCTGATAATTTCCAAGAGGTTTACGACATCAACGCACTCGCTCGTCCTGGACCCCTTTACAACGGAGCGACGGCTAACTACATCGATATCAAGTGGGGTCGTGCAGAGGCAGAGCATCTTCACCCGACTCTTGACGACATTACCAAGGGCACTCATTTCCAGATCGTCTATCAGGAGCAGATCCTACGAATCGTTAGAGAGATCGGTAGCTTCGACTGGACCCACGCTGCTTACATTCGTAAGATCATCTCTAAGAAACTAGGAAAGCAAGAGTTTGAGCGCCAGTACGAAAAGTTCCGCAGCGGTGCTTTCGCAAATGGGGTCGACGACGACACTGCGAGGCAGATATGGAACTCGTGCGTTACTGCTGGTTCTTATGCTTTCAATGCTGCCCATTGTGTGAGCTATGGAATTCTTGCGTATTGGACCATGTGGATCAAGGTGAATTATCCAGAGGTCTTTTACGCCGCCTGCCTCAATAACCTTCCAGACAAGAAACATCTAGAGCTCATGCAGGACGCAGAGAGGCACGGCATTGACATCAAGCCCCCGTCCCCCTCCTCGGCAGTCAATTGGCAGCCATATGAAAGTTTTGTCGAAGGCGGTCTGAGCACTATCAAGGGAATTGGTCAGAAGACTGCCGAGAGAATCCTTGAGGCTCAGCCTGAGACTTGGGATGACATGCGCTCTGTGAAGGGAGTTGGACCCAAAACCATTGATAGATTCAAGGAGTTTGTTGAGAAGGAAGATCCTTACGACATTCACAAGCTAGAGAAGCAGATGAATCAGGTTCGCAGATACTTGACTGCCGCTGGCATTCCAGAGCCTACCCACACGAGCGCTCAGGTTCCATACAGCGCAGGTCCAGACGTTCATATCGTTTGGATGGGCGTCTTGAAGTACAGGAACCAAAGGAATCTTTTTGAGGCTCACTTCAGCCGTACTGGAGAGGAGCTTGATCCTGACACGGTAAGGAGCCCAGAGCTTGCCGAGTGGGTCAGTGGCATGGGTAGTGACGGAGAGGAGGTCATCACTCTCGTTTGGGATAGGTGGAAGTATCCAAGATTCAAAGATCAAGTTTTCGACATCTCTTTGGACAAAGACATCATCGTCGTCGAGGGGAAGAAGCCTGGATTTCAGGCTAGACGTGCGCTGTACGTTCAGAAGATGTGGGTTTTCGACATGGAGGGAAAGTGATCGAAGGAAAGTACATCGTCTTCAAGACTTCTGATTGGGATGAGGGAATCACAAAGAAGCTAGGAGAAAATGCAGCAGAACTAAAGCGGTTGTATGCTTTGCCTGACGCAGTTGTCTTGAGGCTTCAAGACGTATTTACAAAGTCAGTTCTGTATCAGTATGCAAATACGATTCATCTCACTTGTGACATCCTGCACTCAATTAGTGACGGAATGCTTGATGACGAGTGTGAGTCTCTGATGTCAATTGCTGATCGGATGGTTGATTTCGCAAACATGGAGCTTGACACTAAGTTCCCGGACTGAAAGGTAGAAATGGGAATCCCAACGCCAGAAGAAATTACAGAGATGACACAGCGAGCCAAGAGCCAAGAGCTTCAGAGCTACGCAGACGCCAGCATGTTTCAGGCTGCGCCAATGTCGTCAAATGGAGAGATCTCGGTGCATCTCTTGGCCATGACTCCAGATCCACTAGGGGCTATTGCTGCCGCTTGCCGTATGTACGAAGGAAAGCCGACGTACAAGCTCTCTTACATCAGCCCTGAAGAGCGAGAGCACTATGCAAATCAAGTTCAGCAGACACATCTCAAGGCTCCTCTTGAGTTCGTGAAGTTTCACTTCTATATCGAAGGTGTGCCTCGAGACTTCACTCATCAGATGGTCAGGCAGCGGACGGCTGTGTTCGCCCAAGAGTCAATGCGATTTGCGGTCAAGGACAACATGGCGGAAGAGGCATACATGCCTCCGAGCATCGAGGCACTTGACCTCGAGTCTCCGCTGCGGCAGGAATGGTTTGATCATCTCAATGACGTTGAGAACTTCTACAATCATCTGATTGGCAATGGAATTCCTGCAGAAGATGCTAGGTCGATCTTGCCGCATAACACCACGACGAGGCTTCACTATGCGACAGATCTTCGCAACCTGAGCGAGCACGCTGGAAACAGACTTTGCACTCAAGCTCAGTTCATCTGGCGAGATGTTTTCAGCAAGATCATTGATGCCATCCGGGATTACAGCCCGGAAGGCGAAATGCTCGCTTCCCTTCCTTTCTTCAAGCCAGTGTGCTATCAGGTTGGCAAGTGTCCGTTCAAGGCAGACTTTGACCGTGGATGCACGATCAGGGATCGAGTTGACAAGGGTCAGTTCGACCTTATCGATGACGTCGAGTGGATGTTTGACGAGAAGGCAGCTTGGCAGTGAGCGAAAAGAACCGTGAGATTCTTGGAGAGCTTTGGCTGAGCGATGTAGCCAGAACTGTCAATAGGGCCAAGAAGCAGAATCGAGATCTCTCCGAGATCGAGATCTCTTCAATGATCTCCACAGCTAGCAATTACGGCGTGGAGGCTGAGGTTCAAAAGATCCTCTCGCAAGACGACAAGTAATGCCGTCTAAGGTTTCAGAGAGGGTTGCGCCACCCCTGCTAGGCCAACCCTCTCTGAAACCGCCTAAAGCCCATACACGGCGTCTCAGGACGGTCCGTAAGTGGGCAGTGTGCCAGCCGCAATGCCAAGCCTAGACTGAGCGAACCTGATGGCCCAATTGACAAAGCCGATCATGCAGGAGACTACCGCTGCGGCAGCGAACTTGCCGAGCACCGAGAGGCTCGGGAAGCTCTCGGTACCGCTGGCCCAGTCGATTACATCCTGAAGCCAGCCGAGAAGGCTAGTCCCGAAGAGCGTCACAAAGCTGAAGAGTGCAGTCCAAAGGGCTGCCTTGAGCTCGTTCATTTACTTTCCTCCTGGATGAGAGAAGTTTTCTGGCAGTTGAGGCTCAAGGTTGTTTTCTCTGAGCTGATCAACAAGAAGGACGACAGCTTCAGACAGCTCGTTGATTCTGGACTCGAGTCGCTGAATCTCTACGAGCAATTTGATTTCTGTTTTTTCCGCTTGATGCTGTGCCTTCGTCAAGAGATCTGTCGCTGCCTTGGTAATGTAATCTGCCGCCTCTGCAGAAAGCTTCTGAGCTTCAGCTTTCGTTTTCTTACGATTGGCGTAAGAGTAAACGACAGCAGAAGCGAAACCCGCCCCAGCAGCAGTAATGATACCAAGAAGAAAAGTCCAAACGTTCATGAACCGTCTCTAATCTTGGAGAGGATCAGCAACATCATTGACCTCGTCTGAGGGCCAACGATTCCGTCAGCGCCGAGACCAAAGAACTTTTGGAAGTCAATGGTCTTCCGACGAGTCGAATTGCCAAAGTCACCATCTTCAGCAAGCTTCGCACCAGAAACAAGATTGATAGCCTGCTGCCAAAGAACGACAGCGCCGCCACGAGATCCGTTCTTGATGGTCGAGATGCCTCCGAGGCCAAGATTGATGATGTTGGCTGCCGCAAGACGCCTGACGGCATTCCAATCAATGGGAACTTGCGGAGTCGTCTGACTGGAGTAAGCGGGCCTTCCGAAACCAGCGACGCTATTGCGCTGACGGATTCGTCGGTAGACGCCGCCTCCGTTCGACTGGCTGCCCGCATTGGTGGGAGAAGTGTTGCCTTCGATAGTTTGGACGGTCCCGTTTGGCAAGATCTCTTCAACGATACCAACGTGGTCTACTCGGCTCGACTCTGTGGATCCTCCCCAGTCGAAGAACACGATGTCTCCCTGCTGTGCAGGACCGTTGCGCTCGATCCATCGGCCGAGCTTTCGATAGGCAGCAGCACCGCTCGGAGTGTAGACACTTGAGGGCTCTCCGTGCTGACCGGCATCCTGGAGAACACAGTTTACGAACGACCCGCACCACGGCTGAAAGTTGTATCCGGTCCTAGCACCAAAGGGCGTCTCGTTGTCCCGAGGCCCCTCGACATAGCCGAGATGCTTTCTTGCCTGTAGAAGCACATCACCTGGAGTAGCCATTGATCCTCCTTGGATCGAGAGTTTACTCGTTCGAGGGCCAGTAGGCGTGAGCAATGGAAAGCCAAGATCCATTAGTGCCAGCCGTCTCGAAAGTTACAGCCCCAGAACTAGATACCTTCACGGCAGCGGCAGCTCCGTTGCTCATGGCTGGCAAGATTAGATCTTGTGCTGGGCGAGAACCGGCAGGAATGGTTGCCAGTGATGCTCCTGCTGAGGCATTAGTCACAGACAAAAATCCACCAATCCACTTCATGCCCATCAGGTCAGTGAAAAGACCCAGTGATCTTGGATACTCGTCGTCTGAAATAACTGAAACACCAGACGAGAGTGTGATCGGTGAAGAGATGATCATGGAATAAGAAGGCCAGCTCACTCCGTCAAAACAATGCCGTGTTGATCCAGTATTTCCGCTTCGATACATCGACCAGTTTTTCGCGACGTCAAGTCGCATGTGCGAGGATCCAGAAGAGTTCGTTGCAAAGATGGCGTACGAGTACTGCCAGTCAGAACCTTGATGGGCAGACACGCTCCAGAGTCGTTGAATTGAAGATGGTGGTGAGGTTGTTTTCCCAGAGCCGCTAAGGACAACGAGCCCAGAAGGATGAGGAATTACAGTTGGGCCGAGGTCTGCAGAGTAGTTGCGCTCAGAGTAAGAGAAATTCTCAAGTGGATATGATCCGCTCGGATACTTCTCGACACTGAACAAAACCCCGGAGAGACTGGCCCAAGTAGTAACTGAAGATCCCGAGAGGTTTTCTAAGATTACATTTCCAGAGGTTGTGATCCTGAGCTGACCGTAACCCCCGCTGGCAGCGACCAGAAAAATTCTCTCTGCTTGCGGTCTGACCTCGACCGGAAGTTGGTAGATCGAAGATCCAGATGCCCCTGAACGAACGACACCTTTGAGATGAACGAAACCAGCATTGTCTATCGTGTATCCGAAAACTTCGTAGTTAGATCTTGAAAGCCAAGAGTTTGTCAGCGAAGGCAGCTTCCAAGAAGCTCTCATAATTGACCGAGAGCTGCCCCTGAGGCGCTCGACGTCTCCGACTCTTTGCTTAGTAGCAACGATCTCATTTGCCAGCGGTAGATATTCTTGATTCATTTGAGAACCATCTTTACGTTCTCTCCGCCCTTGCCGTCTGGAGAAATTGAGATCTCATGAACCCTGACAGACTTGCTGACCGAGAGCCTTCCAAAGTTGATGGGCATAACAACTTCGTCGCCAAGCCAAAGATGCGAGGGTCCTCTCCAGAAACCATTGACAAGCTCTGCAGAGTATTGCTCAGGAACCACGTTGACTTGCTCAAGAAGATACTCAACTCGATCGTCAAGTATTTCTTGCGTCTCTGAGTCTGGCCATGAAACTTCTAGTTCCCAACGACCACGGGGATCAACAGAAATATTTGCGTCTTCAAGAACTACTGGCTCTGGAATTTCACCGCCACTCGCTCTAACGGCATTGGCAAACTCGTCTGTCTTGAAGTCTCTGGTTAGACCGAGCATAGCCCCGTTGTATTCAATGAGCTTGTCCGCAGGAGAGATTCCTCTCTGAGCCCATACGTTCAGGTTCAGATCGGCATCGATCTCCCAGTCGAAACCTCTGAGCTTTGACTCTTGAAGTGAATCAATAGAGTCTGTGAAGTTAGTTCCTGGATTGAACTCGACCTCTCTACGGACAACTCCGAGATCAGGGAATCCGATGCCCTCTGAGATTGAGTAATTACCACCAGTTCGTCCTTGGATCATAGAGAGACAGTCTGAGATAATTCGACTGACGTCTTCGTCATACCAGAAAGTTGTGTTGTCGTCGTAGAAAAATCGACGCTTGAGAACTCCTCGATAGTCGATGGCCGTGAAGCTAACGTAACCACCATTTGAATCGAGCTTGTCTTGAGAGGGTCCAACTCGACCTCGGAAGATCAATTCGCCGTCTCTGTAAATCCAAAGGTCAGTTAGCAGCTCAGTGACATTGGCAGCCAGAGGATCCAATTGATTGAGATCAAAAGAAACAGAACAGTTGTCTTTCAGATTGAATCTCAAGTTCGGATTCTGAATGTATGAGAGGACAAATTCAGGAGAACCGTCTCCCACGACGAAGTTGTAATCAACAATTGAGTGTTTGAAGTCGTCTAGGAAAGCCCATTCCGCCGGTGTCGTTGGAATGCTGATGCTTGGTTCGACAGGCAGCTCTGGAGGTTCAACGACAGGATCAGGAACCAGACTGTAAGTTCCTCCGAGAGTATCTTCACCACCAACTTCGCTGTCTCCAACGGTGAAGATGGTCATGATTTCATTCCTGACGAGATCAAAAAGTCAAGGAAATGCTTTTGCGGGCTCTGCAGATAGCAGAAGTCATGATCCTTATCCGTCAAGAAAACGCTCGGGGTAATTCCTTTGGCGACCAAAGCTGCCTCAGCAAACTGATAGTGCTGATGCCTGATCAGCCCATCGCACTTGCCATGCACCATGCCGACCGGAGGAATTTTCTCCGAAGATTGAGCGACGATGATGTCCGTTACTCTCGCGCCATTCATTTGTTCGTTGGTCAGGGCATTGCTGTAATTCAAACCGAGATAAGTGTTGGCTGTTGCCTTCGTTCTGCTCGTAGCTGGGCTACCGAGTCCGTAAGCAGCTTCCATGTCGTTGTCGTAAGCCCACTTCAGATCGATGGGTGCTGCCCAAGAGTAGGCGCATTTGATGGCAACGTCACTCTCACCAGACACGCCGCCGTATGTCGTGTTACTGACGGTCAGGTTCCTACCGTTGAGGCTGGTGAGGTCTCTGCTGAGAGTGGCAGCCAAGGCAATACCGCCACCGGCAGAGTGACCCGTCATAGCAATTCGGTTGCTATTGATCGCATATGTCCCATCGCCTTGAGAACCTTTGACTTTGAGGAAGCGAGCTGCTTTCTTTGCACAGATCAAAAAGCTCGGAAACATTCCAGAACCTTCTGTTGGCCACGAAGGCTTAGATAAAACGAGACCAATGTAGTTGGTTCCGAGAACGTAATCGATGGTGCAAACTGCGAACCCTTGGCTCAGTAGCCACTTTGCCCATCCAAGATTCATGTCGCCACGAGATCCTGAGGTAAAGAAACCACCGTGGATCCACATGACTACCGGCCAACCATTCTCGGGAGGTGTTCCATTCGGAACTCTCAGTGTCATGCTTCTTTGCGAGATGCTGCTTGCACCTGCCAAGTCGTAATTGACATCGTACTGAGAGAAGTTCTCAAAAACGAACTCTCTGTCACGATCAGTCCAGTTGTTCTTGTCTGAAGTGTTGAGAGATCCAGAAATAATGGTTCCCTCTTCAAGAACTTCAACTTCATTTCCGTTTACAATTTCGTACCATTTGTTTGATGGGTTGGAGGGATGTTGCCCAGCGGTTCCATCTAGATCGTAAGTGTCAAAGACTTCAAGATCTCCGATCCAAATGTTTGGGGAGTATCCTCCAGTTCCGCTTTTCGTTGGATGGCGCCCCAGCATGAAAGTGTCAGCCGCAACATTGGTGGGATTACCAGTGATGGTCAGGCTTGCCGTGGTGCTGTTCCAGTTGTAAATCTTTATCGTTACCTTTGGATTCATTGCGCTGTTTACTTGAATCTCAACTCTCCAAGTGGAAGAGCTGGTCATCTGAAAATCAAGATTCAACGTGCTGAGGATAGATCCACCAGCGGTGTAGGTTGAATTCGCGATGAAGGGTCTGTTGATTCTGTAAATCCCAGTAAAAGGAGCCCTCTCGCTGTAGTCATCCCACATGAGATGCCAAAGATCTGATCCTGCTGGTCCGCCATTCATGAAGGTAATCAGATTGGGAAACTGATTTACCCAAGAGTTGTTGTCTTCTGGCGTTACATAGAACCTACATGAGTAAACAGAAAGCGGAACTGTCAGAGACTCGTTCGGATATTGATTGAATCTCCAATACGCACGAGCAGAGATAGATCGATTGGCGTAATCAGTGAAAGCCAAACCACGAGCGTAAGTGCTTCTTCTCTGTGCAGATCTGAAATTCCTGGCGTAGTAAATCTTCGTTGATCCAGGAACGTCATTGACCGCTGGCAGCGTCTGAAAAACCTCAATGGGATACGGAGACCTGATAGCCCCGCCTCCCGGCAGCGGGAATATTGGAGGGGTAACGATCACATCTTCTGGATGCAACCCCATGATCTTCGTCACGAATATCGCCTACAGATTTTCGTGCCATTGGGCAACCCAGCGATCGACTCTCCCGGATCAAGAAACCGAACGTTCTCACCTGCCGGTCCGGCAGGTCCAGTCGCACCCTGAAGACTATCCAAGAAGTTAGCTTCTGTTCCTGCGTACTGCCCGGTGTTCACCGCGTATTCGTAAACGCTGTACGGAGCTACTACCTCAACTCGACGATCACTAATCATTGCTGTGGTTACTGCCGACGTGCTCGGCGGCAGATAGATGGCAGCAAGCTTCACCGCGGTTCCAGAAAGATTAGGCTCAACTGGCTCTACAGACAAAGCGCCGGAAACAACACTAATGACTCCTAGATTACTGGCCTGAATGATGTCGATACGGCCAGAAGAAGCATCAGAGTTTGCGCTGAGGCTTAGATTACCACCCGCGATGTTGACCGGGGCTGAACCATTGAATTGAACTGTTCCACTGCTGACGCTGACGGTCATGCCAGAAGAAACAGTCACTGAGCAGCCAGTTCTGACCCCGGTTCCATTCCTAGCAAGAACTAGATCAACAAGTGCGCTCTGAAAGAGTCGAGACTGAACTTCGTAGTAAGCCTCTTGACGATTTGGAATGTTCCAAGACATTAGATCGCCCTAATGATGAAGTTGACAACCGAGAATGGAGGCATGTTGTCATGAGAAGCGTTACCACCAGACGATCCAGTGTTTCCAGTCCACTCTGGAAGATCAACGTTGTGAGTGTGAGCTCCTGCAGAATCAGTGGAGTAGTCTCTTTGACCACCAATGGTGAACATGCCAAGAGCCGCTGGATTGGTGCCGGATCCAATGCCAACGACAGAAGGAATAGCGTGCGAGTGCGTCCCGGCAGAACTTGTGACTACGTTTCCATGGTCGTGATTTGCGGTGTGAGTGTGAGCTGGCATCTGAGAAGTATTGATCGTCACAGACTCAACGCCAGACTTTTGGCCGACAGACCGAGCGCTCAGTCCGGAACCCTGACCTGCGCCCATCGGCATACGAGAACGTAGGTCTGGAAGATTGAACGTCGTGGTGTTGTCTCCAGGACCGTACTGAGTTCCGATGATCTCGAAAAGATCTGAATATGAGCTGCGACTGATGGCTTGGCCCTGACACACAAGCCAACCGTTTGGAAGAATTGAGCCATCTCCAGCCCACTGCTGAATAGTTCCAACGTGATCAAGGCCTCCGCAAAGTGAGCGAGTGTTTTCGATTTCGCTCGAAGTTACAGCAGAAGTTGTAGAGGTCAGCGTGATGTTCGCCAGCCTGACGTGAGTGTCTGGCAGGTTCGGAGGAGAAGCCGTGGCAGAAGAGAGAACTTGAGTTCCCTGAACCATTACTAGGTTCGCAGAGTTACCAGATGGACCGGAGGCGTCTGGATCTCGCACGCAAACGCATACGCTATCGATCCTCTTGTATCCGCTGGGTGGCAGCGATAGAGCGGCAAGGCTTTCGTCGTCATTTGAGTCGACGTAGTACATGCCCTGATTGATGGAGTTGTCTCCCTTGACGAAACATCCGCCCTTGTTGATCTTTACAGAGAGTGCCGCTGGACTCTGTGGAGAGACCTTCATAGATGTCGGCGAGATGACTCCCTCGCTAGGCACAACGGCTTCGATGAACTGTCGGTCGAGCTGGGCAGAGTAGCTCGAATTCTGCAGCCAATTGACTGTGAGTGGCATGAAGACCTCAAATCCAGCTATGCCGATAGGCAACTTGCATCTTGGTGGTCTCAGTGTAGCCAGTTGGATTGAAGCTCATTTGATTCTCACCGGGAGCCAGCTTGATCCAACTGCTTTGCGTCCAGTCAACTTTGTCATACTTACTGATATTCGGCTGGCCACCGATGGTGATGCTTCTCTCTCGATTGTTGATCACGAGTGATTGTGAAGCTGTCAGGTTTAGAGCCTCAAACTTCATCTGCTCATTCGTTGCGTTATTGAAGATGGTAACGTCGGTACACGGTCCGTAAATCAAAAGAGCTGGATATGCCTCAATATTGCCATCGTTGAGAACTGGCTTTCCGCCAGACGGTGCTCGGCCAGCATAGGATCGAGGAAATGTCAGTGGATATGAACGACCAGTAGTGAGCCCACCACCAGAACCCGGTCCGATCTGAACGGTTTCGATCTGACCACTTTCCCATAGCCCGTATGGAGCGACCCACTGCATTTGAACTTCATTAGTGTGCGGCATGGTGAAGGGAGAAGAGAGTGAATCTGGACGCACCATAATTCTTCTCTCTTGGTCGGCTCCGTCGATGCCTTCGTAAATGAATGGGCGCAAAGCAGGATTGCAGAGACCCTTGAGAGTATCCAAAATTTCTCGACGAGTCGTCTGCGAAGAGGCCCAAGGGGCATAAATTCTGAACTCAATGGTGATGACTCTGGAACCAAAGAAACTCGTGTAGTCTCTGTATCCGTTCATCTGCGGGATAGCGTCAGCGATCTCTCTAATTTCTGGATAGCCAGGATCCCACTTGCTGACCTTCACTCCAGAGGAAGGATGAAACAAGAATCCAGAAGGGCCAAGTGAAGAGTTTGGGTTCTCAATTCGAAGCATCAGATACCTACAGAGTTGATCGCGAAAGCAACACGGTCACCAAATCTCTTGGCATCGTTTGGGCTAGAAATCGTAGCGTTTGGAAGGTTCACAACTACACCACCGCCCCCAACTGGCTCGTTCTTTCCGGTGCCATTGTATGCCAGAGTGTATCCGGGTGGAAGATATCCGCCGGAGTCATAGCTGGTGGTATTGATGCCAAGCTTCTTGGCCTGATTGAGCAGGTCGTTGATGGTTCCTGCCTGACCTGCTCCAACTGCCCTCATGAGAGCGTTGGCTAGCCCAGCGGAAGCAGGACCAGCCTGAACGAGCTGGTCTATCACGGCAGAGCTGTAGGCTCCGCTAGCCTTCAGCTGGGCGATTGTTTGTGCCCACTTCTTGCCCATTGTGACTTGGCGCTCAAGCCACTTGATAACGCTCGTGCTACTGACAGCTTGCCGATCTCCGAACTTGGAGTAAACGTCTGCGATCTTGGCGATGCCTTGCGACTCAACCTCGTTGATCTCTTTAGTGATTTGAGACCAGTTTGAGCTGAACTTCTCAGCCTTGGCCAGTCGAGAGTTCATGAATGCGATGTATTGGTCGTAGCTCATCGCGCCGAACTCGAGCTTGGCCTTGGCGAGACCCATCTCTTCGTTAGCGATGTCGTTCTGAATCTTCAGCCACTCAGAACCCCAAGCCTTTTCAGTTGAGAGGCGCCTCTTCAGCTGAGCAATTCTGTTCTCGAAAGACATATTGCCGCTGTCGTAAAAGGCATCCTCTAGATCTCTACGGTTCTCTTCGATCTTCTTCTTGAAATTGAAGACCTCAACGCCGAGATCCCACCACTCACGAGTGAAAGCCCTCTGCTCTGTCAGTCGACGCTCAAGATTACCTAGCTGCTGCTCATCAGTGATGGCTCCAATTTCATAGAAAGCATCCTGAGCGGCATAGGCGGTCTCTCGAAGTTCCTTGTTGAGATCATTGACCTTGCGTCCGATCTCAATCCATTCGTCGCTGTACTGCGGCAGATTAGCCATCTGACCGAGCAACTTCCAAATGTATTCAACCGGACCGATGCTGCCCTCGACGTCAAACTTGTACTCGAGAGTATTCCTCTCTGCACGACGAGCGTCTTCGGCAGCCTGCTTCTGATCTTCGGCAGCCTGCTTCTGATCTTCAGCGGCTCGTTTCTGATCTTCTCCAGCCTTAGCTAGATTCTTCCAATTTTGCTCTTCCTGATCCTTTGCTTTCTTGCCGTCGTCGCTGTTCAAACGACCTTCAAGAACACCACCTCTCGCCATGTAGCTGATTCCGCCAGAGCCATAAGTCATTCCGCCGTCTGCGAAGGCTACGGTTCCGAGTCGACGCCCCGTCTCCCACCAGATCTTTTGGCTCCTCTTGCGCTTTGACTGTGCAAGTGGAATGTAAGCTTCGCCTCCAGTCTCTGGCTCCGCGAAAACTCGATACTGAGTCGCTGGAGCATAGATGCTGGCGCTCCCAGGGCGCTCTTCGATCATTCCTCGGATGTTGCCGTCGGCGTTGGGACCCTTGCCGGGATATTTAGGAGCTGGAGAGCCGGTGCCAGTGTTTGGAGGCCCTCCCTTGCCGGGATATTTAGGTCCAGCAGAGGGCGGCTCAACGACAGTCCTCTGGGTCGTCGTAACAGTGACGTTCGCATTGGCACCAGCCCTGATGGCATTGAGCTGGCCAATGATTCCGTTCAAGACTCCCGTGGCGTTGTCTGTGACGTTGACGGTTGGCTGAGGATTGAGAACGCCAATGTTCTCAAGAACCTTCTGCAGAGTTTGAGACTGAGTCAAACCATCACCGCTCAGATCAACGATCATGTTGATCTGTTCGTCAGTGAGGCCAAGATTCTTCAGGTCTCCACGGATAATTTCTTGTGCCTGCGGGTCGACCTCTCCAACAAGACGGACAATGTTCTCGACAACTGCCTTCTGATCAACTTGACCAAGTGTGTTCAGGTAAGCCTGAACCTTCCCGGCAGCCTCTTCGGTATTGACACGAATGACAGTGTCAATCTGCTCAGGGCTCATTCCCGTGAGTCCGAGCCACCTGCGAAGCTCGTCAATGCTGATGTCTGCATTGAGAAGGTTGACGATAGTGTCGATCTGTTCTGGAGTTCTTCCGATAGTCGTGAGATAAGCCTTTACTTGGCCCTGAGCTTCGTCAACATTTGTGACGAAACTAGTCACAACATCGCCATTTGTGATCGCCTGTTGCAGCGCCGTGACGTATCTCTCAACGAATTCTGTGCTCAAACCCATCTCAGCGCCATATGTCCTGATCGCGTCGATTTGCCCCTGAAGGTGCTGAGCGATCTGAACTCCGGTTACTGACTCTTGACTGCTCGCCCAAGCGGTAGTCTCGTCAACCAAACCCTGAACGATCTGCTGCCACTGGCCGCGCAAGCTAAGAGCGTCTTCGCTGAAGTTGCCAAAATCCATCGCCTCGGAGAGATTTCCATTCTCCTTGATCTTGTCAACAGCCTGCATGGTGCTATTCACCATGCCTTCTAGCTGGTCCTTGGCCATCTCTGGTCCGAGGCTCTGCTGAACTGCAAACTTCAGAGCATTGTTCAGCTTCTCAATCTGAGTCGTAGCGTCACCGGCAGCTTGCTTGATCTGCTCGAAGGCATTGATTGATCCTTGCTGGCTCACAGACTTTCCAGACAAACGCCCCAGCATGTTGCTAACTTCGTTGAAAGCTCCCTGAGCAGTGTCTGGATTCAGAAGGTCATCAACTGAGACGCCTACGGTTTTCATTGCTGTGTCAAATTGGAAAAGCAATCCTTCGCGAGAAGTTCCAATTGACTTGGCAATCGGATCGATGTTGTCTCTGATCCAGATCTTGGCCGCAGACTCGGATGGATCCAGAAGCATCTGAGCGAGCGGAACCCGATTGCCACCGGCAGCTTCAGCGGAAAGTTCAAATCCAGGACGGTCAATAAAGTCCATCGTCGAGTTGACGTAACTCTTGGCTCCCGAAGCTTGAGCTCCTGCCAGCGCAGCCAAAGATTCAATATCTTTCTGCCGACTCTCAAGACGATCTCTCTCGTCAATGATCTGACGCTGAAGCTCACGCTCTTCGATGGTTCGCTTTCCCTTGTCGCCAAAATTGCTGAAAGGAAGCCAGTCCAGGAAAGCCCACTTGGCGGCTTCAGCTCCGCCAAGACCATAGCCAGATTCCCAAAGGCCGTCACCCTTCTTGCCCATCGGACCAGGAGCCATGCCCAATTCAGCAAGTCTCTTGTCTGAAGCTTCGAGCTCTGAGTTGATCTTGCTGATAGAAGATCGAGTGTCCCCGAAGCTGTCGTCGCTCAGGCTTGCTTTGATCGTCTCTCCAGCTTCTCGACCAGCATCTCGTGCCTGATTGAGAGTGTTGACCAGATTCGCTGCCATCGCGACAGATGCGGCCAGAGCGATAGTTGCCAGTCCAATTCCACTAGTCAGGGCGGTCATCACTCCGCTTCCAAGAGTACTGACCATACCCTTGGCTCCGCCCATCAACTTGCTTCCGGCCTTGCCAGCAAGAGCACCGGCACTCAAATTCCCGGTCACATATTGACCGATGCCACTGGCAACGGTTGCTAGACCCGCCTTCACGGCAGTGAAACCCTTTTGCAAGATGTCAATGCTGAGGGCTGCTTTGAGGGCGTTTCCAAAACCGACGAGCATTGCTGTAATTCTTGGGAACCTTCCTCCAAGATTTGCCAGAAGGCTAGTGATGCCTGCGCCAGCAGATGCCCCATTGAAAAGTGCCAGAGCACCTCTGAAACCCATCATGGCAACACGAGCTGCGACAAGCTGCGGGAAGAATGCAGCGATGCCGCCAGTGATGGTTAGGAAAACAGAACCGAACGCTCCGAGGCCTGCCATGACGCCCGAGAAGCTTGAGCCGATATTGGTGACGAAGTTCAAGAACTTCGCAAGCCACCCCATCAGAGTTGCGAGAGGAGCAAGTAGTGGGGTTCCGATCTGAATTGCGAAGTTGCCCAGAGCATTTCTCAACAACTGCCACTGAACAGAAAGCGTTTGAGACTGCACGGCGTAGACGTCTTGAGCTGCCCCTGCACGCTTGGTCTTGTCAGTAATGGCCCCGGCAACTCTCGCGTAGTTGGCACCCTCGTTACTCGTGATCGCGAGTGCGCCACGCAGAGCCTGAATGCTCCCGAAAAGATTACTGAACTCTTCTGCGTTGCCCCCGGTGGCCTTGTTGAGCTCTAGGATCGCTCCGCCAAGACCCTTAGCGTCGAGCAAAGACTTGGCGCTGCTGTAGCCCATGTCCTTGACCTTGGCGGTCATCTTCTCAGAAGGCTGCAAGAACTCCTGCATCATTCTTGAGAGATAAGTTCCAGCTTCGCCAGCACTGATGCCAGCTAGGGTCATGGCTGCGATGGCTGCGGTGCCCTCGTCGGCAGTCACACCCACCTGAGCCGCCATACCCACCCAGTCACCCATGGATCCCGCGAGCTGTTCGAAGGTCATGACGCCGACGTTGACACCCTGGAAAAGAATGTCTGAGATGTCTGCGGCATCTTTCGCTTCAAGGCCGTAAGCGTTCAGGGCAGTAACGATCGCATTGCTCGCGACCTCTGTGGTGGTGAGACCTGCTGAAGCTGCTGTGGCTGAAGCTTCTAGAATCGCTAGTCCATCTGCCCCTGCGTAGCCAGAAGAAGCGATGTCGTAGAGACCAGTGGCAAGATTGGTCGCAGACTGAGGAAGCTTCTCTGACATTCCGAGAATAGCATCAGACTGAGCCTTCATGCTGTAGTCAGAAGCCTTGGTCAGAGACTGAACGTTCGTCATCTGAACCTGAAAGTCTGAGGCTTTCTTTACAGCAGCTCCAAGAGAAACGCCCATAGCGATTCCCTGAGCCATCGTCTTTCGACCTGCGCTCTGAACAGACTGGGCAAATTTATCCCACATCTGTCCGCCAGCCTGAAGAGCACGACCGGCACTCTGAGTGGCTGAAACTAGCTTTGCTATTGCACCTTCGGCTTGCTGGAAGCCAGAGATCATTCCTGAGGGATCTGCTTGCAGTACGATCTTGATGTAATCGTTCAAGTTGCTTCCCCAGATTGATGACGAACAAACTTAGTCGTTATGCTCATCCTCTGGTCAGGTTCGACTTCTTCCAGTGCGTCATCTATGGCGACGCATCCGTAGCAACGGTGTGTCTCAACATAGTACGGCGGAGGTTCAGAAGCACGACCTTCGTCATCAATCCAGTCGTCACTGTATGTTCCGCACTTGGGGCATCTTGAGCTTTTGTCGATCAGCCAAGCGAGAGCTAGATCTTGATCGTCTGCATCCCAAGCCAAGAATCTGCTGTGTGGAATGCCCTTGTCAGCGCAGTATTCAATCTCTAAAGCGAGCTGTGGGTCTCGCCTTAGCCTTTTCCCATTTCCACGACAGACCGCATCGTGTTGGCCTGAAAAGCTGCCTGGAAAAGAGCCTGCTGCTCAGCGGTGTTCCAGTCATCTGTCTGAAGCCACTCCATCATCTCTGCTGGAGAAATGTTTGGCTCCACGATACACTCAGAGATCAGAGCATCAGGGAAAGTCTCGAAGTTCCATTCGATACCTGGATCTTCCCCATCGTTTTGCGCCTTGGCTTCCTCTCGCTGCTCATCAGTGATCGGATGGGCCTTGATGAGCTCGTCGTACTTGCGACGACCGACACTGCGGAACCTGAAGAGAATGCTGTTCTCTCGAAGCTCATCCTCAGCTTCTTCAAGAGAGCTCTTAGCTTCGCTGTATGCCGAGATGTTCTTTTCGCTACGAGGATTCGACTCGTAAGCCATCTTGGCGAGGTCACAGTCTGACCTTGCCTTCTGGTACCTCTCGGCCACCTCCTGATCCGTTGAGATTCGCACCGACTTAGTGACGGGCTTCTTCATGGATCGGAGATGGTCGAGAGGCACCTTGGCATCTGACTTAGACATTGAGGCTCCTTAGATGTCTTGACAGCGGTTCTACCAGTAAAGAACTATCAGGCGACAGTAGCGTCCTGAGCGGGCTCGGCAGTAGTGGCGAACTTCACCTCGTACTGAGCCGCCTCATTGCCAGCCGAGAAACGACGGGCGTTGGACGAAACGGTCACCGGCCACACCTCGCACTTGTCGGAAGCAGCAGGGTTGGCACCAGCAGTACCGCCAGAAAAGATGACGACGTAGCCGTTGGTGTCCTTGGCCAGAGCCGTTCGGATCGGGTTGCTGCTCTTGTCCTCGTAGAACGTGATGCTCGAGTCCTCAGTGCTGTCTTCACCAGGAATCTGAGACACGAACTTCGTGGACATGTCAGGCGTCTGGATCGGGCTGTTGGAGAACGTGAAGCCAGACATCTCAGCGATCTGTCCGGTCAAGTTCGTACCAGCCGTAATCTCTGCGGCGGTCGGTGCGGTCTTGTTGGTGATGGTGGGAACGAAGAAAACCTTCGTAGTTCCCTTTCGCATAAAGCGTGGCATCAGTTGCCCTCCTCTTGGAGATCATCCTCTTCGAAGTCGAAAAGGTTTGGAGACGGATTTGCATCCGAGCTGACTTCCTCGTCATTTACGACTGGGGCATCACACTCAGTCCAGCCCTGCTCTGACCACACCTCTTCAAGAGATGCAAGGGTGACCTGCGCTGGTTCGGTCACGTCCGGATGCGAGATCCAGACCCATTCTTGCTCTGCCATGTTCACATCCTCACGCAGAAAGTACTCACGCTTGAGTACAGTTCGGAACCATCGGGAACAATAGCACCAGAAGACTCTGGCAACACCCATTGAGCGCCGAAGGTACTTGCAGAAGAGATCATAGCAGATTCGATCTTGTCTTCCATCCACCTGACCTGTCTTGGGTCTTCACCGTAACACCTGATGACGTACTTGTAGTCTCTATTGGAAACGAGACTTGCCATGTCTCCAGTTGGAACGCTCTTGGAAGAAGGATCCACGATGGCGTATGGAGTTTGCGGATACTCAGCAGGCACCGCAGCTAGTCCGACCTGCTTGCCCGTGGCTGAAGAAACTACAGAAACAACCGCTTGGTCAAGATTGTAACTAGCCGTCATCGCCACCAGCTCCTCACGGCCTGCTTCATCTCTTCAAGATACTCTGGACCAATCTGCTCTGCTGCCGGTCTGAAGTGTGGGAATGGTCCTTGATTGTAAGACCTTCCGATAGCGTCAACTCCAACGAATCCATACTCCAAACGCATGGCTTGTACTGCATTGGTTCCGACTGTCACTGACCACTTGCTACGGTCTGTGATGTTGATGCTTGACCGATACTGCCCAGTGATGACGTTGGGTCCGGGACGACCACTCGCGTTCTGCCGAACCTGCTCTAGCAGTCGCTCTCCATATTCTTGAGTAATCCTTGACGAATCAGAGGCAGAGTACTTGATGACTCGCCTGATTCTCGTCAGCAGCTTGTTGTCTCCCTCAACAATAAAACTGATGGAGATGCCGCTCATGTTCTAGACCTGCTGTTTCTGTCCATGAGAGCAACCTCTCGAGTTGCGTAGTAAGTTCCTTGATCCATTGCCTCAACGATGAAAGTTTTGCCGATCAAAGTCTCATCGCCTCCGGCGTGGATGTCTGTGATCGTCAGCTCGTCTTCTGGCTTCAGCTCGATCTCTGCGTCTCGAGGCAGTGAAACGTACTTCTGCTGCATGAAAATGTCTTGGCCAGCTTCTTTGGTCGACTGAGCATCTGTTCTGCGAGTGTAAACCATGCACTTGCCCTCGTAGACAGCTTCCTCGTTGACCCTCTTGCTGTAAGTGCCAGTGGATTCATTCCAGTTCGCAGAGATTGAGTCTTCTTGTCGTCCTCTGCGAACGATCATGCACTCATCAATCATGAGTGTCTCTACGAACTTAGCCACGCCATCAAGGTTCAGTGCCATTGAGCTTCTCCACGACTTTGCTCATGAGAGCTTGGGTGATGCTCTCTCCCATTCCGAGCTCTTCAAGGGCTTCAGACTCTACTTGGTTCCAGTCTAGGTTCATAACTGCCTGAGCGGCAGTTGTTCCAGTATTCGCTACGAGCTGCTGAAGCATGGCTGGTCCACTCACCTCAACTCTGGCCCTAACGAACTCAATGCCGACGATGGTCATTTCATTACTGGCTGCAACTACAGTAATGCCCCTGACGAAATCAGTGATGTCTTCTCCGTTCATAGAAACTAGAGAAGCTCTTCCAGTCTCGTCAGTTTTGATTGAGAAATTCATCTGGTCAGTCAACGATTCTCCCTGAGTAGTTGAAGTAAAGATAGATCGTGTTGTCACGAACATCGTCTAGCCTCTGAACGAACTTGTACCTTCCAGAAGACAAGAAGTCGACCGCTCCACTGAATTCTTCTTGCATGGGGGATAGATTGATCGCTCTCGCATTGGTCAGAACAACGATCACTCTTGGAGTATCTGTTGCGACTTCACTAATCGCCTCAGAGCTTGTAGATCTCCAAATGCCCAATGTCTCTTTGAGGAATACTTCTTTCTGATCCACCTTATCAAGCAAACTGTCTGCCTTCTCAGGAGATAGCTCTCGATACAACTTGAAATTCAATGGATCTGAGCTGTCGATCATTTGCTTGATTCTAACAACAGCGGCAGAATCTTTAGCTCGCTCTGAAAGATACGCAATAGGATTCTTGATGAGGTCAGTGAGCGCATCAATCTCCCAAGGGAAAGCCCTGCTCAACGTCGAGTATCTCTGGGCTTGTCGAGTACTTCCAGTTATCACTTCTTCGCTAGCAAGGGCATTGACCAAATCTTCTGGAGACTCAGTTGACTGACCGAGCTGTCGGATGTAGATCTTTCTTACCCTCGAGAAAGTTGATCCGTCTGACTTGGTCGGCAGGTCTTCTGGGAAACCCAAGTCTTCAGAGGAGTAGATGAAGTTACCAGTGACTTCGTAGTCGCCTACGAGCTTGATGCTCTTGCCCCTGATTTTTTGCCTGCTCGGGCCATCAATGATGACCTCTACAATCTCGTCTTCGTCTCGAGCATCAAGAATAGGTCCGAACCTGAAGCCAAGAATACTAGAAGAAGATCTAGGTTCATATGAGACCTTCTGTCCTTTTCCGCTCTTGACCAACTGACTGCCGGAGATATTCTCCAGAAAATCATCCCGCACTAGGCCCGAGCTGGTAACTGCGCTGCTCGGCTTCAAGTAAAGCCGAGGCGTTCCGACCTGAACTTCACGAATTGTCTCAGCAGTTTCAGCCAACTCTGAGAAAAGTCTGTTATTTCTGATGCGGTCAAGAACTCTTGTCTGTACGCTTTCTGGAACAGCCTCGTAATACTGACGCCAGATCAATTGCAACTGAATGATCATAGAATCTCTGACATCTTCAAATGAGGGAACCTTTGAGGCGAGGTCTCTTGCAATCATCTTGGGGTCTGCCTCGATGGCAGCAATGATGATGTCTGGCTTCTGATACCAATAAAGATCGTCCTGAAGACGACCTAGGTCTTCTGGATTTACACGGCCAGAGATGATGGCATCAATCAAACTCTTTGGGTTTGACATGATCTCTTGGATGTCAATGATTTCGTCGATGTCTTCGACGTCTCCAAGACGATCTGGCTGAATACCAGATCTCTTCATTGTCACCAAGTAATCAGTGAGCTGCTCAAGTCGAGACTCAACGTCTTTTTTGACCATGATCCATTGAGTTTGAGCAAGCTGCCAAGGGCTGTGGGTTGAAAGTCTAGAGAGCTCTTGAATCTTTGGGTCTTTCTCAAGGGTGGCATCGATGATGTCGATTAGAGCCTGTCGCTCCTGAGGCAGATCAAATTCATTCCAAAAATACTTGAGTCTTAGATATGACTCCCAAGCATTCAGCCCTTGATCCCTGACGTAGTCAACAAGAACACCCTTGCGATTCATTATCTCTGCAATTGAGGGAACTTCTGCGAGCCCCCTCGTCTCTGTACCACCACCGAGACCAAACAGCGAGATGTTTCTGCGGTCGATAAGAGACATGATATCGAGAGTTTCGTCAGGACCAAGCTCGTCTGCGAGCAAAACCAGAAGCTCGATGTCTGTGTACTTGCGCGGTCGAGCTGCCTCAGCAGGCAGTGGATTGGCGCTCAAAATTTTTTCGATGAATTTGACCCTTTGAGAATCTCCAGCCTCAACGGCATCGAAATACTCTTGCTGAAGCATCGCTCGATCAAAAGAAGTCCACGTTTTCGTGCTGAGTAGATCACCTCCGTCGTATGACCTCCGGAAGAAAGTCTTGAAGTCTTCCATCCTCTTGACTAGCTCTGGTGGTCGACTTCTAATTCCGTCTGTGAAAATAGAAGTCAGAGCGTCAAGATTCTTCTCGACGTTTCGGATGCGATACTGCGTTGTCGGATCAATTCGAATGCTCCTGGAGAAGTCGAAAAGATTCCCACCCTTTAGTCTCAGCTTGACCCCGGCACTGAGCCAAGTGAAACGATCTGGGTTCTCAGCAACCCAAACTCGGAAGTCGTAGATACTGATGTTCTTGAGATCTGAGATCTTCTTGATGCCAAACTCTTTGAGATTGACGCGGAACTTGTACCACATCATGTCGCTGATCGGAGACCACTTGGTGATCAGACGAATCTCTGTTGTGACTGAGTTGACTCGACCCGCGTCAATATTCAAAACTCTTTGCTGGGTCTTGCCAATCTTTCTCCACTCAAGCCGCTCAATGATCTGCTCTCCGACATCGTCAAAAACTCCAGTTGGAATCTCTGCCCACTCATCAGCAATGATCGACTTGTACTTGGAAGCTCGATTGACTCGTGAGTAAACTCGAAGTGGACCCTTGGGAACTAAAGAAAGATTTGGCCTGAGAATTCCATCTTCTCCCTTTACGAAACCAAGACGAGCCAGTCCGTTTGGATTGAACTTGACATTGCTAATGAGCCGGATAAGACCTTCGGCACCAGCCTCACCCTTCTTGGGCAGGATGCTGAAATGAACATGAGCGAGCTTATTCGGGGCCAAAGCAAGACGAGCGTATCTTGAAGTGCCTCTTTCTCCGGTATTGCCTTTGATCGTATTGATCCTTGGAAGGCTGAAGCGAAAGAATCGATTGTTGAATCGAGTATTGCTGTAGATCACATTGCTGATAATGCCTTGACCACCAATCAGATCCGCAATGTCGTTTGCGTAAGGACTGTTCTCGATCACTTCATTGA